GGGGTCCCGCTGCGTACCAACGTCGGGCCCGACGTCGACCTTGTCCGCGCCGTACTCCAGGCAGTTCCCGCAGAGGGATGACTGGCTGCCACGGAACAGCACCTTCGACACGTCCACCACGTCACGGCCCTTCGACGTCGAACGGCGCGGTTGCCAGCTTCGCGCGGACCGCCGCGACCTCCGGCTCAAGACACGGCTCGGTGTCCGAGTGCTCATCCTCGTACCGCTCCAGCGCCGCTATGACCGGCTCGACGCGGACGGCAACGGGCCGCCGCGGTTCGGCCGGTCGGTGCCTGCGCTCGTCGTCTGGCTCGACGCGACGGCGGCCGGCGTCGGTGTGCATGACGAGCATCAGCTCGTAGACGACGGCGTCGACGTCGATCAGCCGCTCGCCCTTGACGAGCGCCGCGTACGCGGCGGCGTACGCCCGCGCGACTCGGGTCTGCATCTCGCCGATGGGCGGGGACGTCTCTGGTGCCGACGTCATCGCGACCCGGATCGGGTGCTCGGGATCGGCGTCGTCCTCGATCGACAGCGTGAACCGGATCATCGGTCGTGTCCCCTCTCGCGTTGGGGCGCGTACGTGCGGCTCACCTGTTCCGGCCGCGGGTCTGCGTGATCGTACGCTCGCCGACCCACCAGACCCGGGACTTCGGCACCCTGCCGTGCACGCGGACTTCCTGGACCTCCGTGCCCCACATCGGGAGGACGTGCACGTTGTCGACGGCGGCGAGCTGCACCATCCACAGGTCCCACGTCTGCCCGACCTGGCCGACGACCTGCCCGCAGAGCTGCCACGCGATCGACGGCGTCGGCGACAAGCACACGTACGGCGCGCGCCACGCGTTGAACTCGGCGATCTCCTCCGGCGTCGCCTGCCGGCGCACGATCCCGTCCTCGCTCTCGTCCGTGACCTGCACGTCGGCCCGGCTTGAGCAGGCTGCGCGTCGACGCGCGCCGGCCGGGGACCAGCCCGAGGCGCTCGATCGACGCGCGGCGGTCCCTCGGGCTCCAGTGGTACTGCGCGTCGAGCCTCATCAGAACAACGCCTCCTGTCGGTCCGCGAGCAGGTCGACCCACTCGTCGCCCGCCGGCCCCATGTCGTGCACGCTCATCGCCCCGCACGCCGGGCAGTACGTCGCCGAGACGCGCAGCGTCGGCCACCGCGCGTCGTGCAGCCGCGGCACGTCGCCGCGCGGGTCCGGGGCGACCATCCCGACGTTCATCAGCGACTCGCCGTGCCCGCACGCCTCGCACAGCACCTGCCCGCCCGGGCAGAGGAACGCGATGCCGCGCTTCCACCCGCGCCAGACGATCGGCCGGCCGTCGAGCTCGGCGACCGGCGGCGCGTCGGGAACGGGCTCGATCATCGGCCGCTCGTCCCCGGCACCCACGGCGGCACGTCGTCGCCGTGCAGCAGGACCCGCTCCATCAGCGCCTGGTCGCGCGGCCGCCACAGCGCGACGTCGTGCCCGGCGGTGGCGAGCGCGTCGAGCCAGCGGAGCTGCTCGGGCGCCACCCGCCCGGTCTCCGTCTTGAGCTCGACGCACAGCGACCGGCGGCCCTTCACGAGGACCAGGTCGGGGAAGCCCGCGCGGATCGCCTGCACGTACGACGTCCCGCGCCGGCTCACGCGCGGCATGTTGTCCGGCGCGTGGAACCAGAGCCACCCGCCGACGTGCGCAACGCCCTCGACGATGCGCTGCCACTGCGCCTCGGTCCACGAGCGGAGGTACATCTGGTCGGGCGTCAGTCGGGCAGGCATGGCTCTCCTCCATCGGTCGGCAGGTCGGTGACCGCCGTGTTCAGCGCGTACCGCTCCCACAGGATCAGCGGGTCGGGGTAGCCGCGGTCCTCCGCGACCTGGCGGACGTACCGCGCGCCCATGACCGCGACCCACACGCACGTCCGCCGGTCGGCGGCGTTGAGCAGCCGCATCGCCAGGTCGGTGTCGTCGGCGAGCAGCGCCGTGTAGATCGCGAGCGCGGCGTCGCGGGCGTCCTTCGACTCGGGCGGCAGCGTCATCGGCGGCGCTGCCCACGTCGGGCGGCGCGGCCGCGGGACTGCACGCTCGCCTCGGGCATCACGTCGATGAACAGGTCGGTCAGCGCCCACACCAGCGAGTCCATCTCGTCGGGGGAGCCGCCGTCCTTCGAGCCCGGCACCCAGGTCTTCATCTGGTCCTCGACGGCCTCGTACAGCTCGACGGGCCCGACGTGGTGCACCAGGACCTTCTCGTACAGCGTCGACACCGGCTCGGCGCGGGTGATCTTGCCGCGGGTGGCGGTGACGTTGCGTACGACGACGCTCGGGTCGATGAGGTTGATGACGGCCGGAATCCAGTCACCGCCGTTGTTGTCCTCGACGATGATCGCGTCGGCCAGCTCGTCGTGGTAGAGCTGGATCGCCCGCGCCGCGGCCTGCTCAGGGCGTCCGTGCAGCCCCTCGTTGTGCAGCACGTACCCGTGCGGGCGTCCGGTGCCGAACGTGCGGGACCGTCCGCCGTCGCGGCCGGCGACGGTGATGCCGTGGTTGTCGCTCGTCTCCTTCGACTTCGCCGCCGGGTCGATCGCGACGACGACACGCGTCAGGTCGGGCACCTGGTCGCGGTTGAGCCGGAACCCGGGCTGGTCGAACATCGCCTGCACCCACAGCGCGCCCTCGACGTCTTCGAGCAGCTCGCCGGCGAGCTCCTGCCGGCCGACGCGGGTGCCGGCGTACGTGCCCTCCAGCTCCTCCAGGACGGCCCGCGACAGGTTCGCGATGTTGTCGCGCATGTGGCCGCGGGTGATCGCGATGCGGCCGTCGGGCTTGTCGGCGCGCCGGAGCAGCGCCTTGACGTGCTTGAGCGGCTTCGGCGTGGTCGTGACGACGATCTGCATCTCGTCGGACTCGCGCATCGCGAACATCAGGTTGTCCCACACGTCGAACGCGTCGGTCTCGGCGCAGGCGGCGTACTCGTCGAGCCACGCCTTGTCGAACGCGTAGCCGCGGATCGCCTCCGGGCTCGCGGCGGCGAACCCGCGGATCGTCGACCCGTTCCGCAGCGTGATCGACAGGTCGCCGGCCGACCGGTTGTAGACCAGGACCTCCTCGGGCGGGATGACGCGGATGATCCCGGCCTTCGGCGCCTCGAAGCAGACGTTCCGGCACTCGCGGTGCGTCGGCGCGATCACCGCCACCGCGCGCGGCCGCTCGCTGGTCCACTTCTTCACCGTCTCGGCGCCGGTGCGGGTCTTCCCCCAGCCTCGGCCGGTGAGGATCAGCCAGATGATCCACAGCAGCGGCACGACGGGGAGGCGCTGCGTCGCGCGGGCGTGCTTGTGCGTGAAGCCGGCGTGCGGCAGCCCGTCGCAGTCCGGGACGTCGCACTCCCAGCGGTAGCCGTCGCGCCTGATCTGCCGGTTCAGCTCCTCGCTTTCGAGGATGAGCTCCTCGGTGGTGAGCTCGCCGGGGTCGGCCAGCGCGAGCAGCTCCGCTGGTATCCGCGCCCCGCCGTGGTCGACGACCTTCACCGGGCTACTCCTCGTCCATGATCCCGGCGACGCCGGCGAGGACACCGGACGACCCGGACTGCTCGTCGGCGATCCGCGCGTTCAGCTCCCGCATGACGGCGCGCGCCCGCTCGACCCGCTCCTCCGGGGACAGCGCCGCCAGGTCCTCCCGCGGCGCCGGCGCGCCACCCGGGCCGCCCGCGCTGGTCTTCCCGCTGCCCTGCTTCGGCGGGGGCTCGACGCCGTGCATCTTGTCGTCGCCGAGCGCCTTCCGTTCGAGCATGATGCCGAGCTCGAGGAAGATCGCGAGCTGGTTCGGGGACAGCTTCGTGGCGTCGAGGTTCTGGAGCCGCTCGACGACCTTGTTCTGGACGACGCCGGCGATGTTGGCGTGCCGCTCGGCGGCTTTGCGTCGCTTGGCGGCGAGCGCGATGCGGTACTCGCGTTCCTCGTTGCGGTCCCACGCTTCGGCTCGGGCGACCCAGCGGTGGTCTTTGGACCAGCGGGCGAGGAGCTGCGGGGACTTGCCCAACTCTCGCGCTACCTTCACCTGGCTGCGGGACGGCCCCATGTCGCGGTAGGCGGTGAAGGCTTCGTAGGCTCTCGCGCTCTCGCCTGGGCGTCGGTCCCAGGGGTGCGCGGGCGGGGGCATTCGAGTCTCCTCGTCCGCGGTGGTGCTCGGTGTCCGGTGCCGCGCGGTCGGCGTTCCGGCGGGGTCAGGCTACGTGCGTGGGGGCGGTTGTCCGGGGATCGACGTGCGTGTCGGCCCGTCGTTGTCACTCTCTGTGGTGTTGTGACGGGTGTTGTCTACGGTGTGTGACGTGTTTCATGTGAAACATGGTGCGGCCCCTCCCGTTGAGCGTCCGGGAGGGGCCGCGCGGCCTGCGGGGGCCGGTCTAGGTCTCGAACTCGGTCGGTCCGTCGGGCGTTTCGGCGAGATGGTTGAGGCCGGGGTGTGGGAACGGCCGGACGCACGGCGTTCGGATCGTGCGCATCTCCACGTCGGCGGTCGAGCCTCCGTAGCCGTACTCGGGGAACGCGTACTCGGTTGTGGCGTCGCAGCGGCGCGGCGCGAGCGGGAACGTCTTCTCGACGTAGGTCGGCGACTCGTAGGGCTTGGCGCGCGCCACGAGCAGCTCGTCGGCGAGGCCGACGATGTCGCAGTACGGGAGCCGATTCCACTCGCCGACCGCGGCGACGCGCGGCTCGTACAGACCGCGCATCGTCTCCGGTCGCGCAGGGTTCACGTACAGCCAGTCGGTCGTCGGGATGCGCTCGTCGTCTGCGAACCGCTGCGCTATCGCCGAGTTCGTGGCGACGATCAGGACCTTCATGCGGGCTCCCTAGAACGGCGGGTAGTCGGTCCAGTCGGTGACGGGGTTGAGGTTCCAGGTCAGCCGCCCTTCCGGGTCGTACTCGGCGGGCACGGTCGGCGACTCGGCTGCGGGGTCGACGGGCTTGAGCTCGTTGCCCATGACGATGACGGCGAGGCCGGGCGGGTCGAACCTCGGCTCGATGCGGAGGACGGTCAGGCCGTCGGGAAGCCCGAGCAGGCGCAGGAGCTGGTCGGGCCCGACGACGAGCCGCGCGCGGCGGTCGAGCGGCGACGGCACCGCGTCGGCGGCCGCGCATCCGGGTCGGAGCGGCGCCGGCGTGGCCGGGAGCGGCTTCCACGGGTCGCCCGCAGCCGAGGACGTCGGCGGTGGAGTGCCGGGTGGCGCCGTGAGGACCTGCGCGCTGTCGGCATCGCGCGCGGCCTGGTCCTCGGCCGCGGCTTCGGCGGCCAGGTCCGGGTCGTAGCCGGCGTCGTCCTTCTCCTGCTGGATGCGCAGGTCGGCCTCGCGCTCCTCGTCGCGGGTCGGGAAGTGCCCGCCGCGCTGCTCGGCGTAGTGCGCGTGCGGCTCGGACATGAGCAAGTCGCTCAGGTCCTCCGGGCCGCCGGGGTCGGTCGCTCCTGGGCTGGTGGCGCTGTCCATCGGGTTCCTCTCGGTCGTGGTGAAGCCCGGCCGGCGTCCCGTACGCCGGCCGGGCGGTCAGCGGCTACTCGTCGGTGACCTGGACCTCCACCAGGTCGTACGCCTGCCGGGAGACGGTCTTGCCGTCGATGTGCTGGTCGGCGCCGGACTCGACGATCGCCTCGTGGGTGAGGCTGATCGCGTCGCCGCCCTGCGTGGTCTCGACGCTGGCGACGCGCCGCCACTCGGCCTTCGTGAGCGCGGCCGGGGTGGAGGCGAGCTCGCCGAGCCGGACGATGTCGCCCTGCTCCAGGTCGGCGATGCGGGCGAGCTTGATGTGAACGTACTTGCGGGCCATGCGGGTCCTCCTGTGAGAGAGACGGATGGTGCCTGTACATACATTATGTACGTTCGACGGGTCGGCGTACACGGTTTCGGGCAAGAAGACCGGCGCGTCCTCTACCGGCCAGCGTGCGCGAGCAGCATGACGAGGATCAGCGCCTTCACGCACGACGCGGCGACGATCAGCGTGCAGCCGACGAGCAGGCCGACGGTGCGACGCTCGGCGACAAGCGGGAACGCGGCCGCGGTGACGATGATGCTGCCCTCCAGCGCGAGGCCGGCGACCGCGAGCACGTCCGCGCTCAACGGCCGTCCCCGTCCGGCTCCGGGGTGTTCTCGTACTCGACGCGCCAGCCGGGGTACCGCTCCGGGCCGTACTGCGCGCGCAGCTCGGCGAGCGCCTCGGGCGTCATCCACGGCGGCGTGCTGGCGTGGACGGCGCGCTGCTGCGCGAACAGGTCGGCGACGTGTTGCTCGAGCCGCCGCTGGAGGTCCGGCGGCGCGAAGTCGCGGACGATCGACGTGACGTCGATCGGGCCGAACTCGGTCTGCATCACCGCCACGGCGCGTATCCGGTGATCGGCGGCGGGGTCGACGGCGACCGCCGCACAGCGCGTGCGGTACTCGGCCGCGGCGTCGTCCAGGCCGGCGTTCAGGAACGCGTCCCTCGTCGCGTCCCGCCGGGCTCGCGCGGTGGCGAGCTGCTCGTCGAGCGTGTCCTGGATGCGGCGTACGGCGTCGCGGGCGGCCTCGGGTGACCAGCCGGTAGCCACGGTGGTCCACGGGCCGCCGTCGACGGGGCCCACGCCTGGGCGGTGCGGCGTCGGCGGCTCGTACATCGCGAGCTGGCGCATCAGGTCGTCGAGGCGCTGCTGCGGGTCGTACACGCGGCCGGCGGCGAACAGCGCGCGGAGCCGCTCGGTGCGCTTGGGCGTCGCGGTCGTCCACTCCTCGAAGCCCGGTGGCGGCTCGGTGCGCGGTTCGCGGGTCAGCCCCTCGACCATGCGCTGCACGGCGTCGACGGCCTGCGTGGGACGCGCGCGGCGGTGTTCGTGCGTCATCGGGTCTCCACGTCCAGCGTCAGTTGCTCGGCGGCCTGGCGCTGGTACCAGGCTAGCTGCTCGCCGATGCCGAGCCCGCGCAGCGGCCGGTACACGGTCGCCCACCCTTCGATGCCCCGGTCGTACAGCGGCCCGGCGTAGTCCGAGCCGGCGTGCAGGAACAGCTCCACCTTCCCGCCGGCCATCGTGAACCGGCCGAGGAACGGGCCATCCTCGGGCGCGTTGCGTCGGGTGCGGTAGTCCTCGTCGATGCCGGTGTTCCGGCCGCAGCGCAGCGCGATGTCGACGTGGAGCGCCCACTGCAACCGGACGACGTGCATCAGCCCGGCCAGCGACACGTCGTACGGCTCCAGCACGTCGTCCGGGTGCACCAGGTGGTGCTTCGCGCTCAGGACGAACCAGGCGTCGTACGTCCGCTCGGCGTACGCCGACGCCGCCCGGAACAGCGGCCCCGTGTACAGGTCGCGCGCCGGCGCCGCGTGGTCGAGCTTCGACTTGCCGCACGCGACCAGCCCGACGCGGAGCAGCTCCCCGGTGTGCGTCGTCATCGCGGGTCCCGCGGGACGGGCTCGCCGAGCCAGCGGGCGACCGACCGGTCCAGCGCGAGCGCGGCGTCGCGGGCCTTCTCGGCGCGCCGCCGGCACCAGGTCGCGTACGCCGCGGCCGAGAGCGCCAGCACCGGCGCGATCACGCGGATCACGACGCGGCCTCGAGGAACTCGTTCCAGCGGCCCACCGGCGGGTCAGCCGTCACCTGGTACGCGACGCCGACCCGGTCGAAGCCGTCGACGTCGGTGCGGCGGGTGTCGATGATCGTGCGCAGTCGCGGGAGCGTCTTCGCGGCGTCCGAGTGGTTCGGGAAGGGACCGAACGCTAGCGCGACCCTACGGCCACGCTGGACCGCCGCGTAGTAGTGCTCGTCGGAGCGAGTCGGGTACGTCATCACCGTCACCCGACCGGGTGCAGGCGGGCGTCGAGCTCGTCCCGGTCGAAGTACAGGTCGTACGCCGCGGCGAGCCAGTCCCGGACCTCGTCGCGGCAGTCGTCGCGGCCGCACACGCCGGCGCGGATCGTGCCCGGGATGCCGGCGGGCGCCTTGTCGTCGTGCCCGCCGGTGTCGACGTAGGGCGGCATCGCGGTGGAAGCCCGCGCAGAGGCCGGGGATGTGGTCGTCGCTCGTGACGAACGCCTCGTCGGGCAGCACGGTCGCCACGTCAGACACCGGCCTTCGCGGCGAGGTCCGCGACCGTCGGCGCGTACTCGCACCCGTCGCCCGCCTCCAGGAGGTAGCACTCGACGTCGTCGTCGTGCTGGTAGTCCCGGGCGGTCTCGTCGTAGTGCGCCGGCCGCTTGCAGTGGCCGCAGATCATCGGCTTCTGCTGCCCGTCGGGGAGCTCGCCGCCGTCCCCGTCCTGCGTCGTGAAGTGGTCGTGGGTCTTCTTCACGCAGAACCGCGTGGCGCCGCCCTCCGACGGCCGCGTCCGCGGCGCGTTGTTCTCGAGCCAGCCGACGACCGCCGCGTTCCGCGCGTCCTCCCAGGCGACCGTCTGGTCCGGGCCGAAGTCGCCCGGGAAGCCGGGGAACGCCGCGGCGATCGCGGACCAGAACGCCAGGTCGGCGGCCTCGATCGCGGCGACGATCCGCTCCTTGTCGATGCCGGCGTGGTCGGTGATCTCGTGGGTCCACATCACTCGCTCACCGCCCCGACGAGCCGCGCGTACCCGGTGATCTTGTTCCAGTCGACGGGCTTGCCGTCGACCTCGATCCACGGGCTCGTGCCCTCCTTGACCGGCAGCGGGTCCATGTCCGTGCGGTCGTACGTCACGGCGTTGGGGTGCTCGCCGTCGGTGAACCACTCGACCTTCGTCGGGTCGATCTCGTAGCGGATGGCGACGTCGTCGTGGACCGCGCCGTTGACGACGACGGCGGCGACGATCGTGGCGAACAGGTCGTCCTCGTACCGCTCGCAGGTCTCGCACCGCTGGATGCGGCTGCCGTCGCCCATGCCGACGACGACGCCCTCCGCGGGGCCGTCGAGGCACGCGTCGCAGCCGATCCACACGCCGTCGGTCTTGAGCATCGCGTCGACGGCGTCCATCAGGGCGCCGAGCGCGTCGGTCGTGTCGGTCCAGCCGTCGGAGCAGCGGGCGCGGGCGGCGCGCAGGTCACGCCAGAACATCGGGTCGGCCGGCCCGTCGTGCAGCCCGCCGACGAAGCGGCGCGGCAGGTAGCTCGTGGGGTCGGCGAGCACGCCGCGGATGCGCTCGAAGTCGACGCCGACCGGCAGGAACTTGTCGCCGGCGGCGGTCAGCAGGCGGCGCACGTAGACGACGTCGGCCGGGGTGAGCGCGGCGGCGATCTTGCAGGTGTCGCGCAGCTCCGCGAGCGCCGTCACCGCGGCGTCGGTGTTCGCGTCCAGCTCGTCGACGTCGTCCTGGCTCGACGCCGACGGCTCGGCCATCGTGTTCAGGGCGAAGATGCCGAACGTCAGCGCCCTCACCGGTGTCAGCGGGCGCTCCACGGCCCGGTCGGTCTGCTCGTCGTTCATGCGGGTCCTCCTGTGGTGGTCGGGTTGTCGTTCTCGGCGAACGCGACGTCGTAGCCGAGCGCGTGGCCGAGCATCACGAACGCCTCGCGGGCGTCCGGCAGCCCGAGCAGCGCAGCCTCGGCCTTGAGCCGGTCGCACTCCTCCTCCAGCGCGTCCTCGTCCGGGCCGATCAGCTCGACATCGTGCGAGGCGCGAATCGTCTTGTCGGCGTCACCAGGGCACGTCGCCTCGCCGGCGGCGTTGACGTAGTCGCCGCCGACGACACGCTGCTCCGGGGTGAACAGGTCCGCGCCGCAGCGGCGGCAGCGGCGGTGCGGCTCGTGCTCGCACGCCTCGTTCAGCGGGCCGTCGTCGTAGCCGTACAGCGAGTGCCCGTCCACCGTGGGACCGTCAACGACCCAGCCGTCGGAACGCAGCACCAGGTACACGCCGACGCGTTCCTCGATGCCCGGGTGGCGGTGCACCGCGTCGCGGATGAACTCCATGTCCGGCGTCGTGCGGCCGGTCGGCTCGGTCACGACGCGACCCGGGTCGCGATGCGCACCGCGTCGTACTCGTCGGCGGCGTACACGGTCTCGCAGAAGACCGGGTTGCCGTTCGTCCACGTCATCTCGTGGTGCCCGGGCAGGACCGCGCGGGCCAACGACGGCTCGCCCGAGTCGACGTCGGCGTCGCCGAGCACCGTGAACGGGTGCAGCTCCGTCCAGCACCAGCCGAAGCCGACCAGCCACAGCGGACGGCCGATCTCGTCGAACCGCGGCTCCACCCGCTCCGTCTCCCCGTCGTCGGTGCGGTGCAGGACCAGGACGTCGCCCTCCCATGTCAGCAGGTCCACCGAGCCCTCGGCGCCGGTGGCGACGTCGCGGCGGTGCTCGCGGGCGAGCAGGCCGATGAGGACGTTCACGCCGCGACGGTCCAGCCACGGGCACTCCCAGCCGTTCCACCGCTCCCCGTCGGTGAACGCGAGCAGCGGCAGCGTGCGCCCGGTCGAGTCCAGCCAGTCGCCGGTCACGGCGATCGACGTGAAGCCCGGCGGCTCGTCGACCACGACCTCACCCGCCTGCGGGCTGGTCGAGACGACCTCCCACGCCAGGCCGGTCAGGTCCGCGACCAAGCGGTCGCCGGACGACACGTCCGCGAGCTCGTGGTCGGTGAACGTCAGGATGAACGGGCTGTCGTCGCCGGCGCGCACGATGCGCGGCCCGACGACGCGGTAGTCGCGGCCGGTCGCGGTGTTGCGCACCAGCGACCCGCCGGGCAGCTCCTGGAGGAGATCGACCGTCATCGGGTCGCCTCCACCGCGTACCCGCTGCCGTCGACGCGGACCGCGTTCTCCAGCGCCTCGGCGATGCGGTCGATGTCGTCGGCCTGGCCGGCGAGGTACGGCTCGTCGGGCGCGGTGACGTCGCGGAGGCGACGGGCCGCACCGCGAAGGCGCTGCGACAGCGTGGGGAGCCCGTTCGGCGGCTCGGTGTCGATCGACACCAGCTCGACGGGCAGAGTGACGTGGCTCATGCGGGTCCTCCAGTGAGAGGTTGTGTCTGTACATACATTATGAACATCGGGCCGGTCGGCGTACAGGGGTTTGGGCAGAAAGACCCGTCGATTTCAGCGCACGGCGGTCAGCCGGACGGCCTGCTGCGCGCGCTGCGAGAGCCGGTACGTCGTCTCCGCGCCACCGCCCTCCGCGATCAGCAGCCCGCGCTTCACCAGCGCGAACACCGCGACGTCGGCGCCGTGCCCTTCGCCGAGCACCGCGACGACGTCGGCAAGCCGCAGCGGGCCGCCCTCCAGGGTGCGAAGGACGGCCCGCTGCTTCGGGGTGAGCCTCACCGGCCGAGCCACGAGTTGCCGCTCACGGGACCGCCGCCTCGGCCGCGGCGAGTTCGGCCTCCAGCGCCTCGGCCTTGCTGCGGTCGTGCAGGTTCCCCGGGGTCACGCCGGCGCGGTCGAGCTCGGCGCACACGAGCGCGACGCCCTTCACGAGCATCACGCCGGGCAGTACGTCGTCCGGCTTCCACGCGTCGACGCCCCACGGCCAGGCCGTCGGGATCAGGTCGGCGTCGGCGGTGCCGTCGGTGCCCGGCCGGCGGTAGTGGTGGTCCGGGTCCAGCGGGAAGCCGCCGAGGATCGTGACCGCACGGTCGATGTAGCAGGCGCCGGCGTGCGCCAGCTCGCCCGGCTGGTGCTCGCGGTCGTGCTCGGCGTCGTAGCCCTCCTCGAGGACCTGGCGGGCGCGTTCCATCGCGACGCACGCGATCGACGGGAAGCCCTCACCGGCGAACGCGGCCGCGCCGGCGAGCTCCTGGAGCGCGACGATGCGGTCGGCGGCGACGGTCAGCAGCGACGCCTCCCGCGTCGGGCAGGTGTCGGCCTCGCCGAGGGCGCTCCGCTGCGCGGCCGCGGCGTCGAGCAGCTCGGCCGCTACCTGGTCGGACGCGGTGCGTGCGGCGGCCGCTTCGGGTTCGGTCATGCGGGTTCTCCTGTCTGGACGGGCGTCGCGGCGGGGAGCCGCGACGAGTCGGCGGGCACGGTCGCCGCGACGAGCGCGCCGTGCGGGTTGTCGCGCAGGAACCGGAGCAGCTTCGCGCGCTGGTCGTTCGCGGCGACCTTGTCGGTGAGCAGCTCGATCCCCTCGCGGGCGGCGTACACGCGGACGGTGATCGGCCCGGCGATCGCCGCGCCGACGAGCTTCGCCGCGTGGTCGCCGGCCAGGGACTTCGCGCGGGCGGTCGCCTCCGCGTCGTCCGCGTCCGCGACGACGGCGAACGACGTGCCGAGCGTGATCTTCCGGCGCGGCCGCCGGTCCCGGTTCTTGAGCCGCTTCCCCTTGCCCATCAGCAGTCCCGGCCGGCGCGGGCGGCGTCGACGACCGCGACGACGACACCGGCGATCGGTACGCCGTGCACCGCGCCGAGCACGAGGCCCTCGACCATGTGCTCCAGGACCTCGCGGCAGTGGCAGCCGGGCTGGTGGACGGCGTGGTCGGTGTCCGCGTCGAACGCGTCCTGTAGCGCGGCCGGGTCGGTGACGAAGTCGAGGCGCTCCACCGCCCGCAGGCGCATCCCGCGGCTGATGAGGATGTTCGGCAGCCGGTCCCGGACGTACGTCTCGTCGTACGGCGCGAGGTACACGGGCAGCGGCAGCAGCATGGTCGGGTGCGGCATCGGCCCTCCTAGCCGAACAGCGTCGTGCCGGCGGCGCCCGTGACGAACGCGTCCGGGTCCGGCGCGGCCGCCACGAGCGGGTCGAGGGTAGCCGCAGCGGGCTCGGCCTGCTCGCGCGCCCACGCCCCGCCGTCCGGGTTCTCGAGCCGGTGCTGCGTCAGCAGCCGGTTCACGAACGACAGGCCGCCGACGTCGAGGACGTGCATCGCCCGGGTGACGCTCACGTACGCGAGCATCTGCTCCTCGCGGGTCATCGCCCGGTCGCTGTGGTCCGGGTCCTGAAAGTCGTTGCCGATCGCGACCGACGACCACTCCCGGCCCTTCGCCTTGTGCGCCGTCGACACGACCAGGTCGGCGTCCTTCTCCTCGATCAGCCGCGACGTCGCGCGGATCACCGCCTCCGGCCCGTGCTCGTCGATCAGCTTCACGAACACCGCGAGGTCGCGGCCGCCGTGGTCCTCCCCCACGTACTGCTGGACCTCGCCCCACGTCTGGAACGCGAACAGCTCCGGGTGCGAGCAGCCGCGGCCCGCCTTGAGCTCGATCGACGCCTCGGCGAGCGCCTTCGCCTGCTCGCCGCCGCCGACCAGCGCCACCTTCCGTCCCTGCGCGTGCGCCTCCATCACCCGCGCGATCGCGCCGGCGTTCGTGCGGCACAGCACCGCGTCGGTGTCGCCGAGGCCGACGCCGACGACGGACTCGATCGGCGGGTGGCCCTCGACCCGCAGCCGCGCGTCGAGCAGCTCCAGCCACTTGTTCGCCTCGCCGGCGATGCGCGGCCCGAACCGGAACGAGCGGGTCAGCGCGAGCCGGCGGTCCGCGACGAACGTGCTCATCGCGTCCTGCGCGCCGCGCCACCCGTAGATCGCCTGGCACGCGTCGCCGACCATCACCTGCTGCGCGTGGTCCTGGCTCTGCACGATGTAGGCGATGACCGGGTTGGCGTCCTGCGCCTCGTCGAGCAGCACGAAGTCGAACGGCAGGTGCGGGTCGGTGAGCGACCACAGCTTGAGGTACACGTCGTGGTCGAACCGCAGCGACCCGCCTGGGTTCCGCAGGTCCAGCCACGCCCGCTCCGCGAGCGGCAGCACCAGGTCGGCGACCTCCCGCGCCAGGTCCGACTCCTCGAGGCCGTTGACGCCGGGGACGTGCCGCACCGCGAGCTCGCGGTCAGCGGAGTTGCAGAACCGGCCCACCGTCTCCATGACGAGCCGCGCGACCCGCGGCGGTGGGATCGCCCGCCCGCCGATCCGCGCCGAGGAGTTGATCCGCAGCAGCTCGGCGGTCTTCCACGTCGGCTGCCGGCCCGCGTTCAGCCGGTGCTTGTACGGCCCGGCGACGGCCCGGTAGGCGAGCGAGTGCGCGGTCGCGCACTCCACGTTCGGCGGGAACGACCTCTTGGCGTCCGTCGCGATCGCCCGGTTGTACGCGACGTACACGCCGCGGCGGTGCGGCGTCGCCTTCGCCAGGAGCTTGAGCGTCGTCGTCTTCCCGGACCCGGCCGCGGCCTCCAGGACGAGCGACCCGCCCGTCCTGAACGCGTCGACCGCGGCCTGCTGCTCGGCGGTGGGCTGCATCAGTCGTCGTCCCCCTGCGCGAAGTCGTGAGGCTGGTTGCCCTGGCACAGCGGCGCCGCGACGTCGCCCGGCGTGTCCCCGCAGGTTCGGCAGACCGGCGCCGGCGCGACCGCGTCGATGATCGTCGCCAGCGCGTCCGGGATCGTGGAGTGGTCGATCGCGCCGGCGATGCGCTGCACCTGGTCGTCGGTCAGCGTCCGGCCGGCCTGCGCCTCCAGGTCGCCCACCGTCCGGCGGTACACGATCTCGTCCTCGCGGCGGCCGCACTTCTCGACCACCGCGGCGCGGACCCGGTCCGACCAGGCGATCAGCTCCTCGGGGGTGCCCTCCACGACGACGCCGTCGCCGAGGCACAGGCCGAAGCGGCCCGGGTCCAGCCGCGTCCCGTGGTCGTCGACGACGTCGTCGGTGACGTACAGCACCTGGGTCGCGTCGACCCACTCGATCCGGTTGCTCATGCGGGTCCTCCTGTGGGAGTCGGGTCGGGCGCGAACGCGCCCTCGTGCAACGTGCGCGCGGCCCAGCCGGCGCAGTAGTCGGCGGGGGTGCCGTCGGCACGGTACGGCACGCCGTCCCGGGTCGGCGGCGTGTACTCCAGGCCGCTCGCGAGTATGCCAACGCCGGCCGGGTGCAGGTAGCCGACCGGGCGGCGGATGCCCTGGTGGCACCAGAACGGCGTGCCGTCGCGCACGAGCTGGTCGAGCAGGTCCTGATCTCCGGCCGCCTGCGGGTGGCCGCTGCGCTCCGGGCTGCCCGGCCGGTACGCGCAGTCGACGCACATCGCGTCCGCGACCGTCGGCGAGAGCCCGTCGACGATCGGGCGCTGCTCCTCGGCGAACACCGGCTCCCAGCAGGTGCAGCGCCCGGCGCCGCCCATCGCCATGCCGGCGCAGCAGTACACGTCGCCGAGGTCGGGCAGCCGCGAGTCGCTCACCGCGACGTGCACCGGTCGTTCTCCGTTCGGGCCGCGTCGCACCGTCAGCCGATCCCCTCGGGCGCCTGCTCGGCCCAATCGCCGGCCGTGCTCAACACACCCGGCCGGGTGCCGAGCGTCGAGCACATCGCGCGGGCCCGCACCGTCGCCGTCGCCAGGTCCTCCGCCCGGAACGAGATGTGCAGCGCGGGCTCGTCGTACGGCCCGCCGGAGAGCGGCTCGCACCACTGCTGCCACGAGTCGCCGCCGATGACCTCGTACACACCGAGGCAGGTCACCGCCGCGTCGCGGAGCTCCTCGATCGAGCGCCGGCCGGTCGCCGCGACGTGCAGCGTCCACACCTTCGCGGTCTCAAGCGCGTCGTCGCCGGGGCCGTCGCCGCGGGTCTCGCCGTCGTAGAAGCCGTCGAGCGTGAACCGCTCCCGGTCGGTGGCCGGCATCACGACGTCACCCGGGCGGTGAGGTCCGCCGCGCGCTGCCGCAGCATCGTCGCGGCGTCGCGCTGGCCGGTGCGGTCGGCGAGGGCCGCCGCGGCGCGGAGCTCGTCGGCTTCGCGTGTGAGCTGCTCGCGGGTCGGTCGGTTGCTCATCTTCGGGTCCTCCTGTGAGAGGGGCTCGGACCCCACGGGTCCTCCTCGTTAGTCGTGCAAGGTCTGTACATACATTATGAACGACGGGGCGGGCGGCGTACATGGTTTCCGGCAGATAGGCTGTCAGTATTCGACGGTCCGGGTCGGCGGGCCAAGGCCGCCCCCCTCGGCGTCGACGGCGAACGCAGCCTCGTCGCCGAGCTCGATCGCCTCGTACGCGAACGCCCGGTCGGCGTCGCCGACGAAGCAGCACAGCGGGTACCACTCGACCAGCACCGCGGCCGCCATGCGCATGTCCGCCTTCGTGCCGCGCGCCGGGTCGTGCCCGACGGCCCGCGCGAACCGCGCGTCGAGCAGCGTCCGCTCGAACAGCCGCGCGGTGCCCGCCCCGACACCGCGCGGGTACCGCGCCCGGAACGGCTCCAGATGCCGCGGGCACCACACCTTGAGCACGTCGAGCTGGACGTTCGGGCGGTCAGGCGGCGAGCCGCTCATCTACTCGCCCCCCCCCCCCCCCGGCTTCGAGTCGGAGCTGCGTCATCAGCGGACGGTTGCACCAGAGGACCTCCGTCGCGCGGATCGTCGGCTGCCCGCGGCGGTTCCCGGCCGACGCGGTGACCTGCCGCTCGGAGACGGACCACCCTTCGTACAGCTCGTCGTAGAGCGGCGAGTGGTACCCGGACAGCATCACCGTCGCTGGCGTCGCAGCGAGAGCCGCGGCGAGCTCGCGGTGCTGCTCCTCGGTGCTCATGTCGTGCAGGTAGTCGTTCGCGCGGAACCGCCGGCTCGACTGCGTACGCCGTCGCGTCGACGCCAGATACGGCGGGTCGATGTACATGAGCACGTCGGAGCGCCGCCCGTACAGCTCGATCGCCTCGATCGCCGGCCGGTTGTCGATGATGACCCCGCGCAGACGCTCGGCGGCCTCGTGCATCCGGTCGACCATCCGCTGCACCGCCCACGCGTCCGACCCGCCGTTGCGGATACTCGCCGACCAGGAGCTCCGGTGGCTGTCGGACGTCGCGCCGGAGAACGCCTGCACGATGCGGACCCACGTCCGACGCGCCCGCTCGACGTCGTCCTCGACGTCGCGGTCGTCGCACGCGGCGAACTCGTCGCGGGCGTACGGCGTGAGCCGGCAGACGCGGACCAGGTCGTCCGGCCGGTCGCGGAGCACCCGCAGGAACGTCACCAGGTGCCCGTCGATGTCGTTCACGACCTCATGCGCCACCGGCCGCTTCGCGAACAGCACCGACGCCGCGCCGCAGAACGGCTCGACGTACGCGTCGTGCGGCGGCATCAGCGACACGATCCACGGCGCGATACGCGTCTTCCCGCCGTAGTAGTTGATCGGCGGCTTCATGTCTCGTCGCCGTGCCCGATCGAGAGGACCGCCCCGTCCGGGAACACGACGCTCGTGCGGGGCGGCCCGGTCGCGGTCATCACGGTGTGCAGGACGGCCCCGTCGGCGAGCGCGATCAGTCCCTCACCGGTGGCGAGCACTTGACCGACCAGGTCGGCGTGCGCCTCACGGACCCGGGCGATCAGCTCGGGATCGTTCGTCGCCCGCTCGACGAACTCGGCGCGCTCCTCCGGCGTCACGACGCCGACCCTCCCCACATCTTGATGCACCGCCGGCATGAGGCGCTGCCGTCGACCTCGCGGATGCGTCGCGTCCTCGGGTGGCCGGCGCCGCACAGCGGCCAGAGCCCGCCGCCGAGCAGCGACCGCGCGTAGTGCCGCGCGCCACCGGTGCGCACGGTGACGACGATGCGCGGCAACCTCAGCACGGACGTCCGGCCGGGCGCATCGCGTCGAGGCGCGCGCCCGCGATCGCGAGGTCCGGCAGCTCATCCCAGGTGCGGCCGTCGAGCTCGCGGCCGGCGACCTTCTTACCGACCCGGATGACCGGCGTCACGTTCGCGCCCTCGGGCAGGTGGTCGTACGTGCAGTGCACGTTCCCGGACCGGTCGATCAGGTACGCCGGCGGCTTCCCGCCCTGACCGTGCAGCGTGTTGAACTCCTCCCCGGGCAGCGGCGGCCGCCACTCGCCCCACTGCTTGAACAGGAAGGGGACGCCAGCGGCGCCAGCATCGTTGCGCAGGTCCCGGAACCATCCCGGGTGCGGCGGGCGCGCGTGCGGCCCCGACTCGCCGCCCGCGATGATCCAGCCGATGCCGTCTCGCCGCGGGACGAAGACGGCGCAGTCGGGCGCGTGCTGGCCGGCACCCTCGAACGTAGGCACGAGGCACCGGCACTCGCCGAACAGGAACGGAGCGAGGTCGACGCCGCCGATCAGCGGCTCGCAGCTCAAGAACCGCAGCCGCGCCGGCACCGCGAGGAGATCGGCGATGCGGCCAATCACCCGTTCGCTCTCGACGGTCGTCCCGAGCCACACGTTCACCGGCCACGCGTCGCCCCACGGCGCCATGTCGGCGACGTTCTCGGGTCGCTTCGTGAGGAGCATCCAGATCAGCCACGGCGTGTCGGCGATGAGCTGCCAGAGCCGCTCGCGGAGCGGGTCCAGCGCCGGGTGCAGCTCGAAGACGTCGCACATGCTCCCGCTGAACACGCGCGCGATCGTCCCGGCCTGCTCGGCGTCAGCGTTCCACTTGAGCGGCTTCCGCCAGTTGGCGTCGCTCAACTCGCGGCGCGGCCCGTTCTTGCCCCACACGTCGTGGCCGTACCGCTTCGCCTGCGCCTCGGCGTAGCAGCCGTCGCAGCCTGCCGAGACGCGCGCGCAGCCCCACCACGGGTTGAAGCTGTAGTCCGCCCACTCGATCTTGGTCAGTCCCACCCGTACCTCCTGCGTAGGTGTTCCAGCGCGTCGTCGGCGTCGTCGCCCTTGACGACGAGCCGCGGCCGCACCGCGACGAGCAGCGCGTAGACGTCCCGCGCGCCCTGGATCGTCCACGCGAACACCTGCTCGCGTCCGAGGTTGCCGCGGCTCACGCAGCCGTGCCCGAACGTGGCGACGAGCCACTCGATGAGCGGGACGCTGGTGTTGTAGATCGACACGAACGGGCGCCTCACCTTGGCGCTGGTCGAGTGGTCGGTCTTGAAACGCACCGAGCCGTCCGCGTCGATCAGGCCCGCGACGTACGCCAGCGTTACCTCGTCCGGCAGCGTGATCCGTTGTGGCGCCGGCTCGTACGTCCGCGAGCGGTTCCGGTGCGTCGCCGCCGCGCTGATGCGGGCGCGGGCGTCAGCGGTGTGGGTCTTGCCGTAGAACGGGTTCGCGGCGCCCGTCCTCGCCACCGAGAGCGCCGAGCGCGTCGCGGCGGTGTGCCTCACGCGGCCTTCCTGCTCTCGTTGATCGCGCGCAGGACGGCGGTCGGCGCGAGCCAGAGCCCGAGCTGCCCGCGCTCGGGGATGTGCGCGTCCAGCGCGACGACGTCGTCGATGAGCCAGTGGCACTGCTCGGCGGCGGCCCACGCCGGGTCGCACGCGCACTGGAGCGTCGCCGTACGGCGCGACTCCTCGCAGACGCCGACGAGGCGGAACGACCCGACGAACACGCCCGCGGGCATCGCGTCCTTCGGCGGCACGTCGACGCCGGCGAGGATCATCGCCCGGTAGCCCGCCTTGTCGAACGACTTCGCCGCGTGCATCGCGACCACGTTGCCGATCTGGTCCCGCGGCGGCGACCAGAGTCGGTTCTCGATGCGCTTGCCGGCGTGCAGGATCGCCCACCACCACGGCTGCGAACCGGAGAGGGCCTTCACAGCCGGGCCCGCAGGCCGCCGTGCGCGTTGGCGTGCTCGGCGAGGGCCGCGCCGCGCTCCCACGGCCGAGACGTCGGGACGACCTCTGCGACGACCGCGGGGCCGTCGGGCTTGAGCGCGGCGACGAGCCGGTCCGTCGCGTCGAGCACGACGACAGCGAGCGTGGCGAGGCCCCATCCGACGACGACGGCGTAGTCGTAGCCGGCGACGATGAGCACGAGCTCGACCGCGACCGCGGCGTACGACAGGCCGCGGCGGGTCATCACCGCGTCGACGAGAGCCAGCGCCGCCAGCACGGGCAGGGCGGCGATCAGGAACGCCAGGTCACCGACGCCGCCGGCGTACCGCCGGATGACGGCGGACGTACGACGGCGCCGGCTTGGCGACGGCGTCGTCGGGGTCGCTGGTCGGCGCCTTCCGCGGGTCCACACCTTCACCTGGCAGCCCTCCGGTCTGCTCGAGGACCGCCGTGTGCCGGCGTATCCGTTCCTGCTCCTTCATCACCGCGACGCGCAGGTCGCGGGCGTTCTGGCTGGTGGCGCCCCACCGCTCCTCGGCCCTGGCGAGGCGCTCGTATAGCTCGACGATCCTGCGCTCGGCTCGGCGCAGCCCGGTCCACGCGCGGTAGCGGTCCCATCTCACCGGCCCGCCAGGTACTCGGCGGCCATGACCTCCAGCACCTTCCACGTTGGCGTCTCCGGGTCGACGTCGCCGCAGTCGCGGGCCCGGTCGATCGCCTGCGCGACGACGGCGGCCGCGTCGGCGGGGATCGCCCGGGTGCCGAACAGCGTCTCCAGCGGCGCGGAGCCCTTGTGCCTGGGCAGGCCGGTGTGCTCGTCGAACCAGCCGGCGCGCAGGTCCTCCAGGTGCCGCTCGCCGAGCGCGATGAGCAGCATCACGGCGGTCGCGACGTTCGCGACGTCGTACGCGGTGTGCGTCGTCTCGATGAGGTCCAGCATCGGGTCGTACTCGCGCATCGCGACGAGCCACCGCGAGTCGGCGGGGACGCTGCGCAGCATCGTCGTGAACGCCTCGCGGGCCCGCTCGACCTCGGCAGGCAGGAACACGAGGCTGATCGTCGTGAAGTCGAGGTTGGCCTCGCCGAGCGCCCCGACCTCGACCTGCGACAGCAGCTCCAGCACCTTGTCGTCGAGCCCGGAGTATTGCCGCAGGTCGATCTCGGCGATCTCGTCGTAGAGCTGCTTGAGGACGCCCGGGTCGTCCTCGCCCTCGATCGCGTTGTGCGAGAGCTGGATCGCGATGCGCCGGTCCTTCGGGATCGGGTCGAGCGCCACCATGACGTAGATCACGTCGAGGCCCGCGTCGATCGACGCCCTGATGCGGTGGTTGCCGGAGAGGACCTCCAGCGCGCCGGCGTGCTCGCCTTCGTCGATCGTCCAGCAGAACGGCGTGCTCGTCAGGCACCCGTCCGCCTTGATGTTCGCGACGAGCTGCCGGTACCGCTCGTTGCGCATGTACCGGGCGTTGAGCTCCAACAGCCGCACGTCGCGCGGGTTGACCTGCCGGACCTCGGTGCGCAGCTTCCCGAACACGCCGACCGGGTCGAAGACGTCACCCACGGGCCCGCTCCCGCCCCTGGTCGGTGAGCGCGTACCCGACGAGCGTCGACGTGAGCGGCTCGGTGCGCACCAGCCCCTCGTGGATGAGGCGCATCAGCCGGCCGCGCACCGCCCGCCCGTTCGCGTCGCCGAGCTCGTGACGGACCGCGGTGATCGTCGCCTTCCCGTCGCCGGCGGCCTGCGCCGCGGCGTCGACCGCCCGCAGCACCGCCCGGTCGGTGTCCTCGATGGTCACGCCGACTCCCGGTGATGACGGTCCAGCACAGCCCACGCCTCGTTCACCCGCTGCATCGCCTCGGTCGTGCCGCCGGCGTCCGGGTGCGCGACCCGCGACGCGTTGACCTTGATCGTGCGGGCGTACTTGGCGTCGGCGAGCATCCCGTCGATGTCGTTGTCGGTCGGCTCCCGGTCGCCCCACAGCCGGAACAGCAGCAGCGCCGCGTCCCGCGCGGTGAGCCCGGCACCGATCGCCGTCGCCTGCCCGGGCAGCGCCTTGAAGCCTTGGTACTGCTGCCGGCGCTTCGTCACGCCGTAGTCGTCGAGGCGCCGCAGCATGACGAGCGCGAGCGCGACGGCGCGGACGTTGTGCTGCCACGACGGCGCCCTGCTCGTTGCCCACTGCGGCCGCCGGAACGCGTCGCACGGGTACACGTACTCGCCGTCGCTGCCGGTGTTGAACCGGACGACGACCCCGCCGTGCACGAACCGCGCGTCGGCGCGCAGCCCGCCGTCCTGGCGGATGCCCCGCTCGTCGACCGCCACCTGGATGACGACGATCTTCGCGCCGAGGCGTCCGGCTTCCTTGAGCAGCAGCGTCTTCGTGTCGTCCCACGACGCGGTGAACGCGCTGTCGGTCACCTTCTCCCCGGCGACGCCGTCCGGCCAGAACACCAGCCGCTCGAACCGCAGGACCGGCAGGTCGCTCACGAGCCCGCGGGGAGCGCGGGCGCGGTGCCGCCGTACGCCTCGATGACGTCGCCGAAGCCGACGCCGGCGTCGACGGCGGTGCGCGCGATCGCGCCGCGCACCCGGGCGAGCTCGCGCCGGAGGTCGTCGAGCTCGTCGGCGACCTGGTCCCGCTCCAGCTCGGCGGCGGCCGCCCGCTCGTTGGCTTCCTCGACCATCGCCCAGGTCGCGCGCCCGCGCTTGTCGCCCTCGTCGGTGGGCGCGGCCGGGGTGGCGGTCTCGGCGGCGCGGGTGTCCAGCTCGGTCATGCGGCGCTCCTCTGTCCGTGTCGGGTCTTCCACTGCTCCAGACCCTCGGCGAGGGTCCAGCGGCCGGCGGCGCTCGTGTAGTTGAGCATCGTCGTGAACTCGGGGTATGGGCTCGGCTTCCGGCTCGCCAGGTCGAACAGCCCGCGGTACTTCATCGACACCGGCTTGTTCGTGAACGCGGTCGTGTTCACGGTGCGGATGCGGCGGCTCGCCGCGCGCTGCATCAGCGCCTGCGCCTCGGTCGACAGCGCGGCCGTCAGGACGAGCTTCGACAGCCGCGGGTACCCGGTCGGCGCCACCGCGAAATCACTCAGGAGATACGCGCTGTACCGGTCGAACTTCGGCGCGCCGACGGCGAACGCGCCGACGAGCAGCCCGTCGACGAGGACGGCGTACGCGTTCATCGGCTGCGCCGGCGCGATCTTCGGGTCGAGGAAGCGGGAGCGCAGCGTCGCGAACTGCGGCAGCCGCAGCTCGGCGATCTGGAGCCGCTCGCCGATCTCGTCACCAGGCCCCAGGCAGGGGTTGAGCACCGGCTCGGTCTTCTGGCTCGGCCGGACGACGCGCGCGCCGCGCTCCGAGCTGTACACGTAGATCGTGCGGGCCCGCGCGGTCTCCTGCACGGTGCCCCGCAGGTACGACCCGAGCTCGGGGTGCGGGACGTTCGTGCCGGTGATCCAGTGCGGCCGGTCGGTGATCGTCTCGATCAGCGCGGCCACGCCCTCCTCGTCGAGGACCTCGTACTCCGGCGCGGGCCAGTCGAACGCCTCGTGCAGCGCCGCGAACATCGTCTCGTACCCGCCGGTGTCGAACGGCGGGAACGACGCGACGATGCCGTCGCGGGGGACCTCGCTCATCAGCCACTCGCCGGCGTCGCCGGCGTAGAACGACTCGAGCCGCACCGTCAGCTTCGCGAGCTTCGCGACCGTCGAGTCGTACAGCCGCGTCCACTGCTCGCGGTACGCCGTCGCCATCCGGTCGAAGTAGGCGTTGCCGGGGCGGTCGATCGCCGGCAGGAGCCGCGTGCACAGCAGCAGCGTCGCCACCGTGCCGGGGCCGCCGTCGAGGTACGGCCGCAGCCACTCCAGGTCCTCCCGGTCGGGCTTCACGTCGACCGGGACCGGCGTGCGGCCGGACAGCCACCAGCCGATCGCGCAGGTGTAGAGCTGGACGTCGTTGCCGTGCAGCCGGCGGCCGGTGGGGGCGAGGGTCCGCTCGATCGTGAAGTTGCCGGAGCAGGCGACGTACACGTCCTGGTCGGCCGGCCACGACAGCGCGTGCTCGGCGATAATCGCGCGGAGCGGCTGCGGGAGGCTACCGAGAAACATCGACCACGTCGAAGCCGTCGGAGCGCAGGTGGTCGAGGACCTCGTCGACGTCGACGTGCGGGGGGCGCACGTACAGGAGGCCGATCGTGACGATCGGCGACTCGTTGCCGACGCCGTACTCGGTGCACACACTCGCGACCTGCTCGTACTGGCTGCGCAGCGCGCGCAGCGCGACCTCGTCGGCGGTCGACCGCGGCCGTACCGTGATCGTCGGGTAGTGCATCGTCGTACCTCCTTGAGCGCCGGGGAGGACTCGAACCTCCGCACCACGACTGGTCGCCGTGGGAGTGCCCGCTGCACTGCCGACGCGGGACCGGGCCCCACCCCTCGCGGGGCCCGGTGGTCTAGCGGCCGAGCGGTAGTGCGTCCCGTTCGGCGTCGCGGCCGAGCTCGGGCACCGGCTCGCCGGTGTTCTGCGTCCACCACTCGGCGAAGATGCGGCGGTGGCACCACAGGTCCGGCTTGCCGAGGTCCTCGAAGCAGAGCAGGACGAGGGTCTCCTCGCCGGCCTGGTCGGCGACCGCCTGGCACTCGGCCGCGATGCGGGCGACGCCGGCGGCGTCGAGCCGGGCGACGTAGAGCTTGGTGTAGGCCGGCCGCTCCAGCCGGAGCCACGCCCGGTCGGGGTAGAGGGTCGGGAGCGCGTGGACGAGCGGGTACTTGGTGCCGTACCGGGGTGCTCCGATGCTCGTCCTGACGGGCACGCCCATCGGCTCGCGGAACTGCGAGTACGAGCAGGTGCGTAGGTCGAAAGCCACTGGTCGGTCCTCCTGTGAGAGGTTGGTGTGCTGATCCCAATGTACATGATGTAGGCACAGAGAGTGCGGGTTTGGTCAGGTGGTCGGCGTGTCGCCGCGGGCGTCCTCCAACCTCGCCGTCGCGAGCGACAGCGCCTTCGCGCGGCGCATCGTGCGCCGCGCCCTGAGCATCTGCTGGTACACGGCCTCGAACCGCTCGGCGTGCAGCCCGAGCTCCCCGGACAGCGCGCTGGCGAGGTCCTCCGGCCGCAGGATCGCGATGTCGGCGAGGAGCGCGCTCACGCCGTACAGCCGCTCGATCGCGTGCCGCGTCTCCTTCCGGCGCCGCCGCTGCTGCTCGACCTGCTCGGGTGTGCGGTCGTCCGGCCAGAACGCCGTCTGCTGCTCGCCGAGCTTGAGCGCCCGCGCGAAGTCGACGGCGTCGGTCTCGGTGGGGAAGTCGCCGCGGACGTACCGCGCGACGGCGTGCCGCTGGCTCGCCGGCGAGAGCTGCGCGATGTAGTACGCCGGCGTGATCTTCAACGCGCCGGCGTCGACGAGCGGCCAGAAGTCCTCGCGCAGCGTGAGCAGCCCCATCCGCCAGTGCACGTACTCGGTGCTCTTGCCGAACCGCTTCGCGATCGTTGCGACGTCGCGGCCGGCGGCGTGCAGGAAGCCGTACGCCGCGACCTCCTCCATGATCGTCATGTCGGCGCGGTTGACGTTCTCGGCGACGCTCGCCTCGAACGCCTCGACGTCGTCGGTGAGCCCGTCGAACACGATCGACGGGATGTCGGTCACGTCGGCGAGCCGGGCAGCGCGCCAGCGGCGCTCGCCGGCGACGATCAGGTAGCGGCCCTCGTCGGCCGGGCGGACAAGGATCGGCTCGAGGACGCCGAGCTCGGCGATCAACGCGGCCAGCTCCGCGAGCTTCGCCTCGTCGAAGTGCTTGCGCGGCTGCCGCGGGTCCCGGTCGATCTGGTCGAGCGGGAGGACGTCGTACCGGGGGCGCATCACGACACGGCCTCCGCGGTGGCGCACCGCTCGCACTCCCGGCCGTCGCGCACCGCGTCGACGTCGGTCAGGACGCGCCGGCAGCCTGCCCGCACGCAGCAGAGCTGGAGGGCCACCCAGCGGCCGATGTCCACGAGCAGGTCCCGTACGACGTCGTCGGCGGCGTCCTGGACGCTGGCCGGCGCGGTGTCGACCGGTGCCTGCCACGTTCCGGTCTCCAGCACGACCCGCAGCGCGTGGTCACCGGTGAGCGTCCCGACGATGCCGAGCGCCTGGGTGGCGAGCGTCGCGACGATGTCCGCGAAGTCGTCCGCCGACCGGGCGGTCATGTCGAGGGACTCGACCAGGTCGCTGATCGCGGTGATCGACACCAGCTCGGCGGGGTCGTCACCGTCGAGGACGCCGGCGAGGTAGTCCCCCGCGCGCGAGCGCCAGGCGGTGTCGGCACCGCGCCATGCCGGCCAGACGTACTGGATGAGCGTCGCGCGCGTCACGTCGACGTCGCCCTTGTCGGCGGCCGGCGCCCACAGCGCCTCGGGCACGTCGAGCGCGGCGGCGGTCCGGCGCGTGAGCAGCACCGTCGCGTCTTCCGGCCCGGTCACCGATCGCTCCGGTAGCCCTCGGTGTCGATGCAGTCGTCGTCGTGGTCCTTCGGCAGGACGCACGGGCTACTCGGGTCGCCGTCGCGGTGCACCCGTCGCGGGCACGCGCCGGGCGGCAGGTCCTCCGGCTCGATGTCTCGCACGTCGCCGGGGTACGCGCTGAACCACGCCCGGAGCGCGGTCGCGGAGCCGTCCATGTCGGGTCCTCCTGTGAGAGGTAGATGTGTCTGTACACATCTTAGTGACAGTCGCTCCGGTTGTACACAGAAGGACCCGATTGGTCAGGCGCCGAGCGGCAGCGGCTGGGGCGCCGGCGCCGGGCGCTTCACCGGCCGGTGCCGCTGGCCGAGCCGGCCGCCCGGGGACACGAGCTCACCGCGGCAGGAGGCGCACTCGGCGGTGAAGAACCGGACCCGCCCGGTGTCGTCGGTCGCCCCGCCGCGCGGGCCCGGCTGGACGAACAGCTCCGCGCCGCAGCCGCACCGGCCGACAGCCAGACGCTCCCGGTGGCAGGCACGCCAGCGATCGACGTCGATCGCCCCGTCGGCGATGACGTCCGCGTAGAGCCCGCTCGCGATCATGCTGTACATGATGCCTGTACATTCCCGCGTCTGTCACGCACCTAACGGCACGTTCTCCACAGGGTTGTCAACAGGCAGTGCACAAGAGCACCTTCGGACAGGGTCCTTGGTCACAGGGTCCTCGACCATCCGCGTGTCCGGGTGGCACGACCCGCACCAGGGCGCACGCCGCGGCTTCGCGTCGTCGAGGACCGCGCGGGTGTTCGTCCGGCAACCGCGACAGGACGCGTGCGGCTTGTCCCGATGCCTCGGGCACGCCCCTGGCGCGCGAGCGCCGGGGGCTACGGGGGAACTCCTTTGGTCCGTCTTGGGGTCCGTCTTTGTAGAGAGGGCCTGACTGTCCGACGACCGGTCAGCCGACGCCCGGTCCACCGACGACTGGAAACCCGTCGTCGGTTCCTCGGCCTCGTCCGCCCGGACCCGTTCGAGCACCGCGACCGCCTCCGGCGGCTCGACCTCGGCCGGCTCGTCGGTCACGTAGCAGACCGTCGTCCAGTGGCCGCGGGTGTTCTGGAGCCGGAAGCGGTGCAGGTACCGCAGCTCCTCCAGCTCGCGCAGCGCCCGCCGGACCGCGTCGCGACCCTCCCGCTTCTCACCGTCGGCGAGCGAGTCGCTGTCGGTCTCCCACCCGTCCGGCCGCGACACCAGGTACGTCAGCACGCCGAGCGCCCGGTAGCTCAGGCGCTCATCGGTGATCGTCGCGTTCGGCATGATCGTGAACTCGCGGCGGTGCTGGTGCCGGACGATCCTCACGGCGCACCGACGTCGCGTCGTTCACGGAAACTGTCACAGGGCGGTCGTAGCATCCCGGTCAACGCGGTCTTCCTGTCGCATCAGGTAGCCGTGAGCGTCGCCCTCGGGATTCCGGCCCGGGGGCATCGCGCTTTTCAGGGACCGTACAGCCGACCGAACGACAACGGTGTAACTCCTGCCCGGCCCGGCGTGTCGTGGTCCGTCCCGGGACGCGCCGACGCCCCCCGGTCGGAACCGGAGGGCGTCGGGTGTCGGGCAGGTCAGCCGACCGCCTGCTGCCCTCCCTCGTCGCTGTCCGACTCCACCGGCGCGGTGGCGGCAGCCGCAGCGGCGTCCTCCAAGGCGTCGGCCTCCTGCGCCTCCCGGACTGCGTCCGCCTCTGCCCCCTCGTCGCCTGTCGGCTGCGCCCGTACGTCGGCGGCGACGCGCGCAGCAACCTCCTCCGACGCGGCGTCGACCCCGACCTCCGCGACCCGGAGCGGGCTCGCCGCAACAGCCGCCTCCTCGGCCAGCTTCATCGCCAGCCGACGCTTGAGCAGCTCCGGCGTCCCGTTCGTCGGCAGCTCGCAGCGCCGCAGCTCGGCGACGAGCATCGGCCTGGGCATCTTCGACACCGCGGCGACGATCGTCGGCGGAAGCCCGTGCGACCACCCCTCCGAGCCGCCTGATTCGGCCGCAGGCGCCTCAGCGGCCCCAGGAGCCGCGCCGCCCTCGTCCGTCGCGGCAGCGGCCGGGCTGGACGCCTCCCCGGCGGCCTCCTGCGCCGGCGACTCCCCGCTGGCCGCCGCACTCGCGGCCGCCGTCGCGGCGGCGTAGTCGGTGAGCGCGACCTGCACGACCGCCTCGACGGTGTCGAACGGGACCTCGACCGGGTCGCCGAGCCCGTGCTTCACCCACGCCGCCTTGCCGAGCTCGCGCGCCTCCTGCTGCCCGATACCGAGCCGCGCCTCCAGCATCGACACGACCTCGGCGGCGGCCTGCCGGCCGGACATGCCGTTGTCCGGCTTCACTCCCTGCGCCTGCGAGAACGCGCGGCCGGCGCCGAGCCGCTCGAACACCAGCCGGTCGAGCAGGTCGAAGTCCAGCGGCTCGAGCTTCTGCGGCTTGCCGGTCGAGTCGTCGCCGCCGTGCAGCGACCTGGTGCGGATCAGCTCGGCGGTGCGCGGGTCGCGGCGTAGCCGCAGCCACACCCGCGCGTCGAACGTGAGGTTCTTCTGCCCCTCGACCTTCCACACCCGCTGGTTCGCGACGATCTGGCCGTCCTCGAACTTCACGACCTCCTTGCCGCGGGCCGTGACCACGACGATGCCGTTGTACGTCGACAGCGCCGTGATGAGCCAGTCCCACCGCTCGTTGGCGTCGTTCCAGTAGTTGCTCGGCACCGAGATCGCCGCGTCCGGGTCGCTCGCGAGGACCCGCTTCGCCTGCACGCTGTTCATCGCGCGCCGCGTCGTCCAGTCCTTGAGCGCGTCCCACAGCAGGTGCACGTTGTCGACGCCGATGACGTTCGGCCGGCCGTCGACCTGCGGCTCGCGCATCGCGAGCTCCATCTGCTCGCGGAAGTCCGACCACATGCCGTTGTGGTCGATGATCTCGTACGGGCCGATCGGGCCGTACTCGTCGAGCACGCCGGCGTCGCCGAAGCCCGCGACGAACATGCGGCCGATGCGCGGCGACCGCGACAGCTCCAGCATCTGCCGGGTCTTGCCGGCGCCCTCGTCGCCCTCCACCAGGATGAACGGGTACGCCACCTGCCCGGTCGGCTTCCGGGTCCGCAGGCCGCTCACCGACGACGCCCCGGCTTGAACACGTCGCGCTCGACCTTGATGTCGGCGCCGGTCGGGACCTGCTGCTCGTCCAGCGCGCGGTTCAGGATGCCCGCGAGCGCGTCCTCCCCGTTCGCCATCAGCGCGCCCTTCCACGCGTCGACCGCCGTCTTGCGCCACTCCACCCGGCCCAGCTCGAGGACCCGCTCGAAGCCGCGCCGCACGCCGACGTCGACGCCGGCGAGGTAGTCGGAGCGGCGCATCGCGGCGAGCTCGGACCCGACGATCACGGCGTCCGGCTGCTCGACGTCGGGCAGGCCCTTGTACTCGTCGGGGTGCTCGATCGCGCGCGCGACCTCGATGCGCGCGGCGACGGACGCGAGCCGGTCCGGGTGCCAGGTCTTCTCCTTCTTCGTCGGCTGCGTCGCGATGATCTCCGTGTCGCCGTCCGGCACGACCAGGCGCGGGATGATCCCGTTCTCGCCGGCCTTCGGCTCGCCGACGGTCCGCGCCTCCTCGGCGATCTCGGCGCGGCACCGCGCGGCGGCCGCTTTGAAGTCGTCGCCGATGCGGTCCAGCACGTCGCCGGCGTCCATCAGCACCCGGACCAGCGGCGCGACGTCGGTGTCGGCGAGGTCCTCGGTGCCGACCTCGCTCGTCCGCTGGTCGCGGACCTTCTGCGCGGCGGTGATGACGGCCAGCTCCAGCGCGCGGCCGATGCCGCGGGTCGCCTTGTCGAGTTCGTACACATCGACGGTGCCGGAGATCGCCGCCTCCAGCAGCGTCACGGGCACGGTGACGGGCGGCGGCATCTCGGCCGGTACGGGAGGCTCGGGCGGTGCCGCGAGGGCGACTGCCGAGCCGGTGTCGTCGGTCATGCGGGTCCTCCTGTGAAGGGATCGGGTACGACCTCATCGTACCGTGTCTGTGCAGACATTGTGTACAGACCTAGAGCACGGCCTTGACCGCCGCGCCGAGCCACTGAGCGACGTTCGAGGACACCGCGTTGCCCGCCTGCATCGTCTGTTCGCCGAGGTTGCCGTGCACGATGTAGTCGTCGCGGAACCGCTGCGCGCGCAGGTGCTCCCGCGGCTTGAGCATCCTGAACATGCAATCGTCGACGTCGATCGCGGGCTGCACCAGCGCCGCGCTGTCGTGCGTCGTCATCGTGTGCATCGGCTCACCGGTCGTCTTCGCCTTCGCCCGCCGGTACGGGATCACCAGCGACAAGTTCGGCCGGGCCACGACACCCGGCATCGCGTCCGACGCCGCGTCCTTCGTCATGTGCCCGATCGGGCCGTAGCCGAGCCCGCCGTGATGCTTCTGGATGAACGCCCCCGGCGGCACCGTCAGCGCATGATGCCGGGCCGTACGGACCGCGCCGAGCGGACCCTCGTCGACCGGCACCGGCCCGTCGTGCGCCTGGAGCGTCGTCACGTACGGCACCGCCAGGCCCAAGTTCGTGCCCGTCGTCAGCGGCGGCAACGCGTCGTCGACGCCGCGGGGAAGGTTGTGCGTCCGGTTCGGCACCACGAACGGCGGCGCGACGAGCGAGTGGCTGTCGTGCACCGTCACCGACCCGAGCGGGTCGTCGATCGAGCACGCCCGGTACTTCGCCTCGTCGGCGTTGCCGTAGTTCTTCACGTAGAACGGCGGGCACGCGACACCGTCGCCGATCTTCGTCGTGCGCGGCGGCAGCGGCGCACCCGACGCCGGGTACCAGCGCCCGTCGTCGTCGCGGCCGTGCGTCACGGTCGTCATCACCGGCTCGTCGTACGAGAACAGCTCGAGGCCGGCGCGGATGCGTCGCACCGTCGCCGGCGCGAGCGGCCGCTTCCGGTCCCCGATCCGCTGCCCCAAGTCGCTCCAGTCGATCGCCGCCGCGGCCGGCCGGACCCACGGCTCCACCACGTCGCCGCAGCCGCTGTTCGGGCATACGTACACGTACTGCGACCGGTACTTTCCGATCCGCCGACTGCTCGGGTTCTTCCACGCCTGCCGAGCGCCGACGTTGGCCCCGCATCTGGCGCACCAGGCCAGCGGCCGCGGCTCGACGTCGGGCAGCGGGATGCCCTTGCGGGTGAACACCATGTACATCCGGTCGCGCCACTGCGGCGCGTGCGGGTTGTCGTCGTCGCCGACGTGCGCCGAGCTGACGCAGACGATCTGCACGTTGTAGCCGAGCGTCTTCATGCCGTTGAGCCACCACTCGAACAACACCCAGCGGGCGGCCTCGACGACGTTCTCGACGATCACCGCCTGGTAGCGGTGAACCTCCGTCGCGCGGATCACGTCGTGGAACGTCGTCCTGGTCCGCTCAAGGGCTGCCTTGGGGACGTGGCCGAACTCCTGGAGCATGTCGAGCTGACCATCGTCGATGACGTTCCCGCCGGCGGGCGACAGCTCGGTGCAGATCGGCGAGAACCAGGCGATCGTGGTCCGCGGCCACCGCCGAAGGTCGTACTGGCTGATGTCGGCGCACAGGTGCTCGGTGTCGGGGAAGTTGGCCGAGTGCGTCTCGATCGCCCGTTCCCAATGGTTCGCCGCTAGCACGATGCGGAAGCCGGCCGCTTTCAGGCCAGAGCTGCTGCCCCCCGCGCCGCAGAACCCGTCCGTGGCGGTGTGGTCGCCGTCGTGCTTGAACTTTCGTCGCGCCGACCTGGGGCCAGCGGTCGTCCGGTGGCTCGCGCCCACTGTTCGATCCGTCCTTCTCTCCAGAGTGGCGAGCCGGACAGGAGAGCGTCCGGCTCGGGAAGCACATTGCGAACCCGCCAGCGGTACACCGTGGCGGACTTCACGCCGAGCAGGTCGGCGACCTCGACGAGGCCGAGGATGCCCGTCAGGGGCTCCAGCGGCGGGTCCGTGGCGTCGTGGTCGACGGCGACAGCGGCGCTACTCGTCATGCGAACTGACCTCCTCGTGATGCAGCAGCAGCACCAGTACGACCGCTGCGGTGAACGCGCCCACCAAGCCCCACCAGGCGACGACCAGACGGCCGTGCCGGAGGCCGAGAACGACGACGAGCAGCGCGAGCACGGTCGTCCAGCCGAGGCAGACGATCGTCCTGCGGTGCGTCATCGAGGCCCTCCCGTGGGCGGTCACTGTACATGTTCTAGTGACACCTATCCGGGAGGCGCGGGCAGGAGCTCGGCGGCGCGCACGGGGGTCCAGAAGCAGTCCCGCTCGACGACCCACTGGAGCGTCCCGGAGCCGACGTGAACGACGGCCTGCGGCGCGACGCGATGCGCGCCCACGCCCGGCTTCCCGTACGGATGCCCGTCCTCCGGGTGCTCGAAGTAGCCGTGCTGGACCGCGCCGAACTCGTGCGTGTGGTGAAGCGTCTGGCCTTCGTAGGGGTGCTCGTGGGCGACCGGCTCCGACAGCGGCTTGGCCGGCGTCGCGGTGAACGTGCTGCGCGGACGGATCGCCTCCAGCTCGCCGAGCCAGAAGTAGCCCCACTCGACGTCGCCGTTGTGCTTGACGAGCCCGAACGCCTCGCCGGTCGTCCAGTCGGCCTCGACGACGTACCAGTCGAACCCGCCGGCGAAGTAGTGCGCGACGACCAGCTTGTCCGCGAGGGGCACAGCCTCCGTCGCGTACAGCGCCGGCGTCTTCCGCCGTACCACCTGGGGCGGCAGGAACGCGTGCCCGCGGGTCCGGCGCTGCGTCTCGTTGAACACCGTGTCGGTGGCGGTCACGACGTCACCGCCGCGGCAGGCAGCAGGTCGAGGACGTACTCGGCGTCGTACGGGCTGGTGCGGCGGATGACGTACTCGCTGCCGTCGATCAGGAGCCGCGTCCCCGGCTTGGCGGCGATCTCCTCGTCGCCCTCACCCGGGATCGTGTCGAGCGGGTACAGGAACGCCGCCGGCGCCCGGGTCGACGGGGCGCTCCCGGCGTCCGCGTTCGGGCCGAGGTAGCCGACGCCGAACCGCGCGCCGAAGATGACCACGACCTCGGTCGACGTGGCCGCCACCTGCCCGTCGTCCGGCGGGACGAGGCTGATCTCGCGGGGCAGCGACCGGCGGACGAGCTCGGTGAGCACGTCGACGGCCTGCGGGAGGACGAGGGACATCTCCGCGGCGAGGTCGCTGGTGCGCTCCCACACGGTGAGGTCGTCGGTCGACCACACCAGGTGGATGACGCCGTCGCGCTGCCGGCTGGTGACCTGCGACGCGACGCCGGCGGCCTTGTCGTCGCCGACGAGCACGAGCACCGGCCCGTACCAGTCGGGGTCCTCGGCGGGGACCGTGTCGAGCACGGTGACACCGCCGAGGCTATCGGTGGCCGCCGTGACGATGTCGCGCAGCGCGTCGTCGGCGGTGATGAGAACGGGGATCACGGGCCCTCCTGTGAGGTCGGGTTGGTTGCCTGTACATATCTTAGTGACAGACAGCCTCTCTGTACATGGTTTCTGCACAGAAGCCAAAGCCCGCCCCGCGCGAGACGGGACGGGCTCTGGTTCACAGGAGAACCCGACCCTAGGGCCGTGTTCCGCCTACGACGGTACCCGCTTGCGCTTGTGCTGTCCACGAGCGCGCCGCTTCGGCCGCGGCGCCGCGTCGGGCTCCTCCGGCGGCGCGACAGGGGCGACGCTGGCGGGCAGCAGCGCCGCCGTCGCGACGCCCTCGTGCCGGCTGCGTACGCCCGCCGCGAGCGCCTTCACCACAGCCAGGCCGCCCGCCCCGGCGGCGGTCAGGCTGGCGGCCTTGATGCCGCTCACCAGGTACGCCGCGAGGAACGTCTGAGCGGCCGTCGACACGGCCCGCTCGGTGAGGTCCGCCAGGAACGCCTTCGTGAACATCCGCTTCCTCCTAGAGCTGGCACTTGCCGGTGAGCGGGTTGTACAGCGTGCACCGCGGCGTCGGGGTCGCCGTCGGGCTCGAGCTCGGGGGGCCGCTCGGCGACGGGCGTGCGGTCCGCGACGGCGACGGCGAGCCAGGGGAGACGGTGGCGCCGTCGCGGCCGCGCGCTCCGCGCGAGCCAGGGGCACCAGGCGCGGGCGACACCGGCGTCCCTGACGAAGCGGGTCGGCCCGCGGGCCCGGCCGGCCCGGGCGGGCCACTCGCCCCGATGCAGGGCGGCGCCGGCGTGGTCGTGACGCCGCCGGATGTCGCGGTCGGCGTCGGCGACAGGCAGGTGGCGGGCAGCCGGTGGATGACGTCGCGGTTGTCCCTGGCGTAGTACCAGCCGAACACCGCGAACGCGCCGACGACGAGCAGCGAGACGTACAGCGCGATCCGCTTCGGGAGAGGGAGCTCGGCTACCGCCACACCAGCGACGATACGGCCCCGAGGGCCGCCCAGGCCGCGAGCCACGCGCAGGACCGGGGATACGCCGCGACGATCACCCGGGACCTCATCGCTACGCAGCCTAACCCTCGCACGTCAGCGTGTCCCCGACCGCGGCGGCTTCTTTGCAGGCGGCCGTCGCTTCGGTGGCTCCGGGTCGGGACGGCGATGCCGGTTCTTCCGCTCGTCGGCGTTCAGCAGCACCGGGAGCCCCATCATCGCGAGCAGCGCGTAGATGATGAGCGGCCGCGCCTGGTTGTCGTAGGCGACCTCGTACGCCATGCCGGCCATGCCTCCGACCAGCAGCGCCGTGTCCCTCGTCACCCTGGCCCGCATGGCGTCGAGTCTGACGCGCGGCACGCAGCGCGCGCGGTAGGACACGAACGGTGCCCGGCGCGCCGCCGGTCAGCGGGTCACGGAGGCGGTCCACGCGGCGTCCCACAGCGCGCGGTTCACGGCGACGTACGAGTGGCCGCGGTACGACGTGCGCGTGACGGCGATCCGCTTCTCCTTCGCGAACGCCTCCGCGACTGCCGCCGAGTCCGGGCCGTACGCGCCGTCGACGCCGATCTTCCACCCGCGCTTGTGCATCTGGTCCTGCCAGACGCGCTGCGGGTGCCCGCTGGTGAGGACGGTCAGCGGGTGGCCCGGGTACACCGGGTGCGCCGGCGGCTTCGGCGGGGTGGCCGGCTTCACGGCCGACGGGTGCGGCGGCACGATCAGGCCGCTGTGCACGAACGCGCGGAGCTCGTCGCCCGGGCACGCCGTCTGGCCGGTCGCCGAGTGCGGGAACGGCTCGAGCCGGTTCCCGTGCCGCCGGCTGCCCTCGTTGACGACCCACAGGATGCCGCGGCGGGCGCCGGGCGTGACGTCCGCGCGGCCGGGGTCGTCGTCGCCCAGGAACACGACGCCGAGGCCCGCCGTGTTGTGACCCTCGGTGTGCGCGCCGACGCCGTACCAGCCGCGGCCTTCGAGGATGTGGCACGCCTGCGGGTCGTGCAGGTCGATCGCGACGCCGAAGTTGTAGCCGACTCCGTGCTCCCAGTGCTTCTCCTCGCGGTGGAACCGGTCGATCGCGCGCCACCAGGCCCGGAAGTCCGGCTGCCCGAGCTCCTCGCCGGTCGTGTAGTGGATGCGGCTGTCGGTCTTCCCGCCGGTGCCGACCCGAGCGCCGTCGAAGGGCCGCAGCCCGATCTCGGCGCGGGACCAGAGGGTGACGCCTGGGGCGACGGTGAGCGGCATGGCGGGCCTCCTGAGCAAGGGCGGGTCGTCGCGGTCACTGTACAGCGACGTGGCGGCCTCTCCTGACGCCTCGTAGCGTCGGCGCGCCGACGCCTAGATGCCGACGTCTTCGACGTGCAGCCAGCCGTACGAGTTGCCCTGCGTCATCAGCACGTCGCCGGCGCCCGCCGTGCGCTTGATCGTCATGGCGAGCACCGTGACCCCGGTGGCGGCGGCGACGAACGGCCGCATCGTGATGTTCGTCTCGGCACCTGCGCCGGCGTTGACGTCGATCCTCATGTCGGACGTGCTCACCATCGCACTCGACGTCGTCGGGAGGGCCGCCGACCCGGACGAGCGGATGATGACGCCGATCGTCGCCGGGCCCGCTGCGGCCTGCACGCGCCCGTACCCGGTCACCCGGTACCGGCGTCCGGCGATCAGCGTCACCGTCGCGTAGATCGGGACGACGGTCTCCGCGCCACCGACCGCGGTTATCGAGAACGACGCGTTCTCGACGTAGCCGCCGGGCACGGTGCCGAGCATCCCGCCGCTGCGCTTCGTGCCCAGCACGAGCAGCGAGGCGCCCGATTGCGCGACCCACACGTCGTCGCCGACGACCGGCGAGTACCAGCCCAGGCACGGCACCCCGAGGATCACGACGGCCGACCCGGCGTAGGAGATGCCGACGGTGAGCTGGTTCGCCGCGACGGACTGCACCGTCGCCTCCCGGAACGCCGCCTGCGGCGCGCCGGGGCGCCCCGTGCCGAGAAGCCTCGCCGCCTCGTCGACCCGGTCGAGACCAGCCAGCAGTGCGTCCTCCGCTGCCGTCATCACGCCACCCGCCGGCGTCGTACCGTGCCCGGCATCTTGCCGTCGACGGTGAGCGGGATGGTGAACTGCTGCAACAGCCCGATCTCGTTGATCTTCGCGGCGGCGCGCTGCACGAGCACGGAGTCGCCGCCCTCGTGCGCTGGGTTCGGCGCGGCGACGAACCGCACCGTCTCCGTGCCGCCGAGGTTCTTCCGCATCAGCCCGGTCGCCATCGCCACCGCCTGCGACGTCGTCGTCACGAACTCCGACCGCTCCACGACCGGCCGCTTGCCGTACGGGCCCAGGTAGTACGTCGGGCTCGTCGGGTCGGTGTCCCACGCCTCGCCGCGGACGGGCACGCTGTTCGACGTCGACTCGCCGAAGACGATCGCGCCGTTGCTGCCGTCCTCCGTCGAGTACGTCTTGCCGGCGCTCGCGATGACCGACGCTGCGCCCTCGGCGTACGTGAAGTCCGCGACGGCGGCGGCCGTCGGCTCCTCCTCGATCACGCACACCCCGTCGGCGTCGAAGTACAGCGTGCAGCCGACGCTCTCGGCGAGCTTCTGCGCCGCCTCCCAGCGGTCGGTCCCGGCGTCGAAGATCAGCAGCGGCGTGACGTCCGCGACGGCCTGGATCGAGAACGTCGTGCCCGGCCGGCCGTCGAGGATGAGCGCCTGGATCGCGGTGCCGACGTTCGTGCCGGCCGCCACGATCCACACGTCGGTCAGCTTCGCCGCGGACACCGCGGCCGCGCGGTCCTTGCCGGCGCAGGTGAGCACCAGCCGGTCGTCCTCCTCGGCGATGTCGGTCGTCGTGAGCCCGAACACCCCGATCGGCATGTACTCGTCGCCGGCCGACGTCGTGAAGCCGCGGTACAGCTTGACCTCGTTGCCGTACGGCGTCATCGGGTCACCGGCCTGCCCGGGGATCAGCGTGCCGGTCGGATCGGCCAGGACCAGGGTCGGGCAGGTGCGCCGCACAGCGGCGGTCACGTCGACGTTGACGGAGCCGTCGAGCACCGGCAGGCCGCCCACGAGGAGCTGGTCGCCGCGGTACAGGTCGGCCTTCGTGATGACCCGGCCGCCGTTGAGCAGCGCGTCGCGGAACGTCGCGGTCATCGCCCTCATGCCGGCGCGTCCACCTCGACGAGCTGGACGGCGAGGCGCCGGTAGGGCTTCGTCAGCCGCTCGACGGACCGGGCGAGCGTGCGGGACAGCTCAGGCCCGAAGCGCACCCACCACTGCTGGCCCGGCATGTCGGTCTGGAGCAGCAGCGTCCGCCCGGACTCGCGGAGCAGCTCGATCGCCTGCCACTCGGCCTCGCTGAACGCCTGGATGACGACGGGGAACACGTTGCCGAGCATCCCGCCGCTGTACGGCACCGGCTTCGTACGCCCGAGGAACTCGAAGAACACCACCCGCTCGCGCTTCGACGACTCCCACGCGTCGCCGGTCAGGCTGACGTGCCGGTTGCGGGTCGGGTCGGTGATGTCCTTGAGCCACGTCACCCCGGCGGTCGCCGCCAGCGTCACCGTGGCGACGGCGCTCGGGTCGCTCGTCAGCGTGTACGCGCCGTCGGTGCCGTACGACGACGCCCGGTACCGCGGCGAGCCGTACGGCGCGGTGTAGTCGACGACGACGAGCTGCTGCGTCGCGTCGGTCAGGTCGACCGCCGACAGCCCGGGCACGGTGGCCCAGGTGACGCCGCCGTCGTCGGACCGCTCGACCTTGATCCGCTGCGTGGCGGTGATCCCGCCCCGCGTCCACGAGGCGGGCAGCGTGCCGGCCATCTTCGCCGGCGTCAACCCGATCTGGTCGATGCGCCACTGCTCGTTCAGCGCGGGCCCGACGACCTCGACGTACGGCGCGCACTTCGTCGCGCCCGCCGGCGCGACCGCGAGGATCGTGGCCTCGGAGAAGCCGCCAGCACCGGGCGTGATGACCCCGCCCGCCGACGTCGACAGCAGCGCCCCCGCCGCGTTGAACCAGCGGATGCCGACCCGCGTGTTCCGCGCCAACCCGACGGCCTGCTTGAACGACGCCCGCGCCGCGTACGTCACGCCCGCCAGGCACGGCACCTGCGCGGGGACGGCGACCGTCGCCGTCATCGTGCCGCCGCCGGTCGACGTCATGCGCAGCGCACCGGCCACCCCGAGGTCGCCGGCGACGGTGTCGACGGCGAGGGTGCAGTTCAGCAGCACGATCCAGTCGGCGACGCCGACCGTCGTGTCGAGGTCCGCGCTCGTCTTCGACAGCCCGTTATCGAGCCCCTGGATCGTGAGCGTCACCTTGCTGTTGACCGCGTCGGCGACCGCGGTCAGCTCCGGCGTCGCGGGCAGCGGTACGGCGGGTACGAAGTCGGCGGCCGCGACCCACGGGCTCCAGTTGTGCGAGCCTGCGTCCTTCGCCCGCGCGTACGCCCGGTAGGTGACCCCGTTCGCCAGGTCGGTGCCGACGCGCGCCGACGTCGCGCTGCCCGCGACCTGGCCGCTCGTCCACAGCGGCGACGACGTGTCGGGGCTGAACCCGGCCGCGCCGAACTGCGCCGCCGTGAAGACCTTGACCTCGTACGCCTCCTGCGCCTCGCCTTCGGTGTCGGCGTACACCCACGACACGAGAGGCCGCGGCGCGATCGTCGTCTCCGAGACGGTCGTGACGACCGTCGGCGGCATGTTGTAGTACACGTTCACGTACGCGCGGACGATGAACCACTCGCCGGTGCCCGGCACCGGGCCCTGCGGCGTGAGGACGAGCTGGAGCGCGTTCAGGTCCGCGACGGTGAGCGCCCGCTGCACCGGCGTCGACCCGTTCGTCGGGACCGGGGTGCGCGTCGTCACCACCGGGCCGGACTTGTCGATCGGCAGCCCGCCGGAGATCGCCGGCGTCGTCGCGCCGAGCTCCTCCGCAAGCTCCGTCGACGTGGCGGGGATCAGCAGCGCGGCCTTGATCGCGCTGCCGTTGAACGCGGGGTAGCCGCGGATGACGAGGTTGACCTTCGTGATGACCGCACCGGCGGGGATGACCGGGTTGGCGAGGCTCACGTACAGCGCCGTCGCACCGGCCGTGCCGCCGGACCACGCGTACGTCGAGTCGAGCGCGTCGGCGAGGTTCGCCTGGATCGTGCCGCCGGACGCGCCGACGGTCCACCCGTTCGCGGCGACGACCGCGTCCGGCGCGATCGTGACGAGCGTGTCGGTCATCGGCTCCCGCTCCCTGCCTGGAGGCGGTCGACGAGCCTGTCGAACGCCGCGCCGACGGTGGCGCCGACCTGCTCCCCGATCGCGTCCGCGTCGGGGTTGCCCCGGGCGTCGACCTCGACCTTGAGCGCGCCGGCCGCGATGTACGTCCCGCCGCGCGACCCGGCGGGGATGAGCCGGTAGCCGAAGCCACCCGCGAGCTGGTGCATCAGCGCGACCGTCCCGGCCCGCTTGCTGCGGCCGAGCGGCAGGTACGCCTCCCCGCCGGTCTCCGGCTCGGCCCACTGCCGCGGCGAGTACGCCACCTGCGGGCCGTGCCACTCGATGCCGCCCTGCGCGTACGCCCGCGGCTGCTCCCCGCGCGCGATCGCGGCCAGGTCGGCGCGCAGCGCGGTCATCGACCCGGCCGGGACCTTCGAGAACAGGTCCTTGAACCGGTCGAGCAGCGTCAGCACCGTCGGGATGTCCATGCCGGACCCGGCGGCCAGGCCCCTCAGGCCGATGTTCTTCTGCCCGGTGAGCACGCCGATGAGCTTGAGCGCGTCGGTGAGCTGCGGGCCGGCGAGCCCGCCCTGCGCCTTGAGGTCCTTCTCGATGCCGGCGAGCTGCGCCTTGTTCGCCCCGGCGGCCTGGTGCGCGATCGCGCCGCCCTGCTCGACCCCCATCTCGCCGAGCTGCGCCGCGAGCGCGGCGTGGCCGGTCTTGACGAGCTTCACCAGGTCGGCCTCGAACTGCTGCTGCTCCTTCACGCCGACGTGCAGCTCGTCGGCGTACGACGCGAGCGCGCTCCTGGCCGCCGGCGCGATCTTCCGCAGCTCCCGGGTGAGCGCCTTGAGCTGCGCCCCGGTGGCGTGCGCGAACTTCTCGACGAGCGGCACGCCCTCCTCGCCCATGTCGGCGAGCGCCTGCGCGACGTCGTCGCCGGCGGTCCTGGCGATCCGCGCGAGGTTCTTCCGCCACCGCTCCTGCACCGCGACGGACTTCGCGAGTTCGGCCTGGAACGTCTTGATGTCGACGTGCGGCGCGACGTAGTAGTCGTCGACGGTGCGCTGCGTCTTGGCCTTCGGGTGGGCGGTGTTCCACGCGTCGGCCTGCTTCTGCGCCTTGTCCTGCGCGGCGGCCTCCAGCCGCGACATCAGGTCGCTGTACACCTTCGACGCGCTTGTGAACGTCGGCACGGTCGTCCCGCCGGCCGCAGCGGGTACGACGGCCATCCCGAACTGCTCGGCGACGGCCTTGAGGATCGCCGTCGACCGGCCGCGCTTCATCGGCGACATCGGGATGAACGCCTCGCCGCCGGTGCCCGGCTCGGCCCACTGGATCAGCGTGCCTTCGGGCCGGATCGTCGCCTGCCCGGGCAGCCGCAGCCCGCCGTCCGCGCGGGTCTCGTCGGCGCGCGCGCGGCCGCCGCTCGGCGGGACGAACGTGATCGTCGCGCTGCCACCCGTCGCGCCGATCTGCTGCCGGAACTTGTTGAGCTCGCGCTGCGCCTCCTCCTGGCCGGCGATCTCCAGCCGCAGCACGGTGTTACGGGGCAGCGCGTCCAGCACCGAGCCGAGCTCGCCGAGCGCGTCGTTGACCTCGGTGACGGTCCGCCCGATCGACGTCGCGATCTGCTCGGCGGTGGCGTTGCCGTGGGTGCGGGCGATCTCCTGCGTGACGAGGAGCTGCGTCTCCAGCTCGCGGCCGGACTCGGGGATCGCCGTCCGGTACGCGTTCGTCAGCCGGTCCAGCAGCGCGTTCCCGGCGGCGGTTCCGATCGACCCTGCGGCCTTCGCGACGATCGACGCCCCCTCCGGTCCGAGCTGCGCGAGCTGGATCGCCAGGTCACCGCGGCCGGCGGCGGCGAGCTTCCCGAGGTTCGCGGCCCACGCCGCCTGGTCGGCGACCTGCTTCTCGAGGATGCGGGTGAACTCCGCGAGGCTCTGCTCCGTCTCGTCGGGCAGCCGCTTGAACTCGGCGGTGATCTTGTCGACTTCCCGCTGGCTGCCCGTCGCCATCGCGTGCATCAGCGCGATGCCGTCGTCGCCCATGTCCTTGATCGCCGACGCGACCTCCGGGCCGGCGCGGCGCACGACGGTCGCGTAGTCCCGTTCCCACTGCAACGTCGCGTCGACGCTCTTGTGCAGCTCGCGGGACACCGAGTGCAGGGACGCCTTGCCCTTCTCGTTGAACGACGCGAGCGCGTCGCTGGCGGGCCCGGTGAGGCCGAGGATCGAGTCGCGCGCCGCGGAGCCCTGGTCGACGAACGACTCCAGCGCCTTGCCGAGCGCCTTCTGCGCCTCGGTGAGCTTGTCGTCGGCGGTGGCGGCGCCGGTCGTTGCCGCGCCGAGCTGCGCGAGCTGCTTGCGCTGCTCCCCGGTCGCCGCGTTCGTCCGGTCGATGACCCCCTGCTTCTCCAGCTCGGCGGCCGTCTTCTTCTTGTCCGCCTCGACGGCGTCGTTGTACTGGCCGGTCAGGTCGCCGAGGATGCCGCCCTGGTTGACCAGGGTGCCGCTCGTGTTCCCGGCCGCGTAGTTGACCCCGTCGAACGCGACCCCGAGCTCGCCAGCGATCTTCTCGACGTCCTTCATCCGCTGGCTGTCGGAGCCGAAGAAGTCCGTCGATTTCGACAGGTCCTTCTTGAACGCCGGGCTGTTCACGATCGCCTCAAGCGCCGACTTGAGGCGCGCAGCGGCCTCCTCGTTGCCGAGGATCGACCCGACCATGTCGTCGAGGCTCAGACCGAGCCGCTTCGCGACGTCGGCGGCGCCGCTCTTGACGAGTTGGTCGACGGCCCACGCCTTCGTTGCGTCCTCGACGCCGTCCCGTTCGGCCTTGAGCGCGTCGGCGAGCGCGAGCTTCTGCGCGGTGACCTTCTTCTCCTCGCGGACGTGCAGCGTCCAGATCACCGTCGCCGCGGTGATCGCGAGCATCAGCGGACCCATCGCCGACTGCACGATACCCAACGCGCCGGCCACCGCGGGGGCCTGCGCCTGGAGCAGCGTGAACTCGGCGCGCATCGCGGCGATCCGCGGCGCTGCGATGAGGTACGCGCCACCGAGCAGCGTGATCCCGGCGATCAGCACGGTCGTCAACGTCGCGACGGTCTTCACCGGTCCCGGCAGCGCGGAGAACGCGTCGGCGACGCTCGTGATGAGCGCGACGAGCGGCCGCAGGACCGGCAGCAGCGCCCGCCCGAACTCGATCGCCATAGCGCCGACGGACGCCTTCGCCTGGTCGATCTGGAACCCGAGCGAGCGGCTCTGGATTTCGAGGGCCTTCTGCGCCGCGCCGGCGCGCACCGTCTCGTCGGCGACCCCGGCGAACACCCGCTCGTAGTTCGCGCCGTCGCCGGACATGAGCGCCAGCGCACCGCGCGCCGCCCTGATCTCCGGGAACAGCTTGATGAGCTCCTCGACCTGGCCGCCGGTCGACTCGCGCAGCAGGTCGATGACGCCCTTGAGGCCGAGCGCGTCGAGCGCGGCCTTCCCGGACTCGTAGCCCATCCCGGCGAGCTGGCTCTTGAGCTCGTCCGACGGGTCGATCAGCGCCTGGAGGACCCGGTTCAGGCTGGTGCCCGCCTCGGCGGCGCTCACACCGGACAGCGTCATCGTCGCGATCGCCGCGCCGAGCTCGTCGAACTGCACGCCCGCCTGCGACCCGAGACCGACGAAGTCGCCGACGGTGCCCGCGAGCTCGTCGAACGTGACGACGCCCAGGTTGACCGTCTGGAACATGACGTCGGACACGTCGCCGGCGTCGGCGGCCGTCAGCCCGTACGCGTTCAGGACCGCGGTGAGACCTCTGGCGGCGGTCGCGGTGTTGCTCAGGCCGGCGCGGGCGTCGGTGCCCGCGGCGTTGAGCACGGTGAGCCCGTCGGCGCCGGCGAATCCCGACGACGCGACGTCGTACAGCCCGGATGCGAGGTCGCCGGCGCCGACGCCGAGCTTCCGCGACATGTCCAGGACGGCGTCGCCAGCGGCGGTCGTGTTGTCGCGGACGTAGTCGCTGATCGTCGCGACGTTCGCCATCTTGCGTTCGAAGCTGATCGCCGCACCGCCGCCGAACACGAGCGCAGCGGACAGGCCGACACCGACCGCGGTCGTCAGGCGCCCGACGCCGCCGTAGAGCTGCTTCGCCTGCGTCGACGCGTCCTGCACGTCCCGCGCGAACTTCTTGACGTCGCGGCCGCCCGACGACATGTCGCGGGAGAACGACCCGATGTTCGTGCGGAACTGGACGCCGATGACGCGGGCGAGCCCCGCCCCTAGCACGGCCGGCTACCCGTCGGCGCTGGCGTCGGCGGTCGGCTCGTCGTACGACAGGCCCGCCCGCTCCTCGTCGGTCGGCGGCCGCAGGTACGCGTGCACCCCGCGCTCGTCGTCGCCGACGCTCGCGTACGCCTGCTCGACCCGCTCGCAGCCGAGGCAGCGGTGCGTGTCCGCGAGGTACGCGTCAGGGTCACGCTCCCACTCCTCCGGCAACGTCCGGCACTTCGGGCACCGCCGGGCTTCCCGGCGGGTCCACGCGAGCGCCTTGTCCTGGTCGTCGTCGAGCCAGTACGGCTCGTTCGGGCCCGGGACCCGCCCCAGGAAGATCGAGTGCGGGATGCCGAGCGGCACGCAGTACGCGAGCTCCTCTCGTAGCCGGTCGTCGGTCTCTAGGCGTTTCCCACTGCCCTCCGGCTGGTGCACAGCAGGTAGGCGGTGTTGAACAGCTCGATCGCGTCGGCGCCGCCCCACGAGTTCATCAGGTCGCTCACGTCGGCCTCGGTCATCTCCGGGTCGACGGCGCACGCGGCGACGAGCGCCGACGGGAACGTCGCCGGGTTGAACTCGAGCTCGGGCCCGACCTCCTCCTTCTGCTCCTTCGTCGGCTTGTGATCGGCGATGAGAGCGTCGTAGCGGTCCCGGGGGATCGCGCGGAGCAGGATGTGTGACGTCGCGGCCTGGAGCGCCTCCTGGGCGGCCGCAACGGCCGCCTCCGCGGCATTGACTTCCTCGTCCGGCGCGTCGAACAGGCTCGCGGCCTGCGTGAGCGCGTCGTCGCCGCTGCCCTTCACGAGCGGCAGCAGCGCGTCGAGGCGCTTCTTCCGCCGCGCCTGCGCCTCCTGGAGCTCACGGCGGGCCACGGCCAGCGCGCGGATGATGTCGTCGTTGTCGACGACGGCGTACCGCGCCTCGCGCGGCTTGATCGCACGGAGCCGCTCCAGCGTGGCGGCCTGCCCGAGCCGCGCGTCGGTGGGGCTGATCTGCTGCTTCTGGCGCCCTGGCATGTGGTCGAGTCCTCCTGTGTGTGCCACCTACGACGGGAGCCGGCCTGCTGTCACCAGGCCGGCTCCTGCACGGTAGCGGAGAACCGCCCCGATTCCCGTTAGGGGATCGTCACGTCGAGCGCGGGCGCGGCGGTGATGCCGAACTGCACGCGGTAGCGCGCCGGGTCGTTGCCCATCGTGTACACGTTGCCGCGGGACGTCACGACGCACGGGAACACGTCGGCCTTGCGGGTCGCGACGTCGCCCTGGCTCGCGACGAACATGAACCCGACGGTGTTCTTGGCGAGCGCGGTGCGGATCGCCTGCGAGCCCGGCGTGAGCCGCTCGAACATCGTCAGCGACGAGTCGTCGGCGTTGTCGATGCCGGCGATCGAGGAGTCGAACGTCTCGTCGAGGGCGGGCGTCGGGATGCGCGAGTTGGCGAGCAGCCACCCGTCGATGTCGGCGACGTCGGGCGAGAGGTCCGTCCCGGCGACGATCTCGGGGCGCGTCGGCGTCAGGTTCGCGGCCGCGATCGCGGGCAGGAACTTGAACTTCGTCACGCCGCGTCGGAAGAAGCGGTCGGCACCCATCGTCGTCTCCTCGGGTCGGTCGGCCTAGCGGGCGGCGTTACGTGGTCTTGTCGGTCGCCTTCGCGGTCGGGGGCTTCGCGCCCGCCGGGGTCCCGGGCGCGCCGGTGCTGGGGGTCGTGCTGCCCGGCGCGGTCGTCGCAGGCGCGGTGGTGCTCGGCGACGCGGTCGCGCCCGGCGTCGTGCCGGCGGCGGTCGCGGTGCCCGCGGGCGGCACCGCGGCACCGCTGCTCGTCGTCGCCGCCGGAGCGGGCGCCTCGGCGGTCGACGTGCCCGGCTTCTCGGCGGTGCCGTCAACCGCGTGCCAGCCGAGCGCCTGGTAGCGGTCGAGCAGGTCGCCGCGCGTGACCTTCTTCGTCGCCTTCGTCTCGCCGTGGCGGACGGTGACGACCTCGTCGCGGTTGATCTCGGTCGTCTCGGCGGTCGGCGCGGCCGCGGCGCTCTCGTCGATGACGAACCAGCCGCGCGGCTCGTGCACGATGTCGAACTGCTCCCGCGTGCACGTCGCCGTGGCGGTCGTGTCCGGGTGACCGATGCGCAGGACGTCCGTCGGCTGCGGGCCGGTCGGCGCCGGCGTGTCGTCGATCGGGAGCGTCGCCCCGGTGGTCTCCGGGTTGATCGTGGTCTCGGTCATGGTGGGCCTCCAGCCGGGGTGACGGCGACGTAGAACTGCTCGACGACTTGGAAGATACCTTCGACGTAGTCCAACGAGCCGTACCCGGCCTGCAAGCCTCTGTCCGTGTCGCGCAGCCCCGCCGCGGCCAGGTCGAGCGGCGTGATGAACGCGGCGTCGCCGTCGCGGTCCAGCACCCGCCGCAGCACCCGCTTCGACACCCGGCGCGCCTGCGCGGCGGTGCGGCCGCAGCAGGTCACCTGGTAGCCGTACGCGACGTTCGCCGCGGCCTCGTCCAGCGACGCGGCGAACACGCCGCCGCCCTGCGGGTACAGGATCGCCCACCCGGCCTCGGCCGGGAGACTGTCGGGCAGCCGGCACATCTCGATCGGGTGCTGGTCGAGCGCCTCGGCGAGCCACGCCATGACGGCGTCGTCGACGAGCTCCTGGTCGGGCGGGCTGTTCCCCGGGTCGCGGTCAGGCATCAGGCGGCCAACCCTCCCAGCGCGTCCAGGTACTCCGGCACCGTCTGGTCGAACGCCGGAACGATGTGCGGGTACGCGGGCTGGTTGTACACGCGGCCGAGCGAGTCGGTGCCGACGAACCCGTACTCGAGCCGCCGCCCCTGCGGCTTGTTCGTGCCCACCGTGGCGACGATCTCGTCGAGGGTGATCGACAGGTCGACCGCCCAGGAGCGGGCGTAGTCGCCGGTCACCCGGCGCGGGCCCGGCCGGCCGGACGCGTTCGCGACGATGCGCCGGCGCGCGACCTCCGCGTACATGCGGGTCACCGCGGCGGCCTTCCGGCGGGCGCGTACGCCGTCGAGCTCCATCGTGCGCCCGACCTCGCCGGCGTTCGTCTCGATCGCCGCGTGGACGGTCACGCCGGCGCCTCGGCGGGCGGCCGCCACCCGATCTCGGTGATCCGCACCGTCCGGGACACGAGCAGCGTCCTCCGCAGCACCGACCCGGTGACGTACCGCCGGCCGAGGAGCGTCGCGTCGTGCTCGACAGCGGTGATGACCACCGTCGAGCCCTCCGGGACGTCCGGCGCGTCCCACGGCAGCTTGAGGCCGTACTGCACGGGCGGCTCCGGCTCGCTCGGACCGACCGGGTACACCTTGACGCGGCTCTCCGACTCGGGCTTGACCGCGCACGGTCCCAGGTACAGCGTCGCCGCGTCACCGGCGGGCCGCACCAGCAGGTCGGTGACGGGGTCGAGCTCGTCGTCGCGGGTGCCTTCCTGGTCGACGAGGATCGCGCACTCGTCGAGCAGCACGAGACCGGCCATCATGTCCCGCGCCCAACCCAGGTCGAGGCCCGCCATCGGACTACCCGCCGCCGGCGAGCTTCTTGAGCACGTCGAGGATCAGGCGCGTCCCGCCGTAGTCGCCCATGTCGGCGTTCTCCAGCGCGAGCCGGTCGACCTCGTCGGGGTCCATCGCGTTGAGGAACCGCAGGACCTCGTCGCCGCCCGGCTCCTCCGGCTCGGTGACGACGATGCACTCCGGCAGCACGACGTGGTGGTCGCCGCGCGGCCGCATCGCGAGCACGAGCCGCGGCACGTCGCCGGGCCGCGCGCTCATGTCGAAGCGCAGTCCCTCGATCGCGGGTGCGACGTCGACGCCGTCCACGACGACGCGGCTCCGGCCATCCTTGAGCTCGATCTCGACTGCTCCGGTCGCCGCGATCTGGCGGCTATCGGTCTCGGTCATGCGGGTCCTCCTGTGTCGGGGTGCTCCCGCGAGGCTACCTGCCGCGCCGCGCCGCGCGACGCTGCGCGACCGCCTCCCGCCGCCGTGTCGCCGCCCGCACCCGGGCACGCGACGCCGTCGCGTCGAGCCGCGCCCGCTCGGCCTGCGCCGCGTCCGCCCGCTGCTCCGGCGTCGTCGTCGCGCCGGCGCCTTTCGCGTCCGCCTTCGTCCGCAGCTCCGGCCGCGCACCGAACGCCCGCTGGCACCGCGGGTGCGACAGCGGCGTCGCAGCGCACTCGTCGATGTGTCGGATCGTCCCGTCGGCGTGGTCGGTGTCGTCGTGCGACGTCCACCCGCACGACGGCCCGTCGAAGACCTCCATGAACGACACGCCGGCCTCGCGGGACAGGTTGAGCGTGCCCTGGTTGTACGCGTCGGCGGTCTTCGTCCGCACCGCCATGTCGGCGTAGTCGGCGAGGCCGTGACGGGAGCCGTCCTTGTAGCGGACGGCGTACGCGCCGTGCTCGGCGAGCCACCTGGCCGCCTCGCGGGCGGCCTGCTGCGCCGTCTTCCCGGCGGTCAGCGCCGCGAACGACTGCCCGCCCACGACTTCCCGCACGAGCGCCTTCACGCTGCGCCGTACGCCGCGCGTCGCCCCCAGCAGGTCGTTGAACGTGTCCTGCGCGAGCTGCGTGACCGCCTGCCGGTGCAGCGACGTGTACACCAGGTCGTGCCCGGTCGCGCGGGTCGCGGCCGCAGCGCCGAGCTCGTACACCCGGACGATGCCGCCCTCGGCCCACTCCCGCGCCAGCGCATCCAGCTCGTCCATCGCCGCCTCGACGGCCCGCTGGTACTCGCGGACCCGGCGGATCGCCCGCTCGTGGCGTACGGCGTCCGCGGCGAGCAGCGCCTCCCGCCGCTGGAGGTCCTCCCACACGGCCTCGAACCGGGCGCGGAGCGCCTCGCTCGCGCGCAGCGCCTCCGACGGCTGCGGCACCGCTACCTGGACCGGCGGGGCTTGAGCCTGGTCTGCGTGAGCTCCGGCATCGGCGTCGTCGTGTCACCCGTCGCGGCGCTCATCGCCGCGTCGAGCTCGGCCTGCACCCGCTTGATCTGGTTCTCGAGGCCGCGGATGTTGCCGTCCCAGTTCGCGGTGACCTCGCCGGCGATGCTGCCCGACGCGGGCCGGCCGCCGGTGAGCAGCTCGGCCAGCGCGGCGTTGAGGTACTCCAGCGCGACGGCTTCCCTGTACCCGAGCCGGTCGAACGCGGCGTCGAGGTCGACGTCGGCCGGCGGCACGCCCTTCCCGATGCGCGACCGCACGTACGCGAGTCCGTTGACGTCGAGCGGCATGTGCCAGACCCCTATCCCGCGGTGCCGAGACCGCGCTCACGGCGCCGAGCATGACACGGCCCCGCAGGCCGTCGACGGACCTGCGGGGCCGTGTCGCCCCATGCCCAGGGGTCTACGTGGTGGCGCCCTCGGTGCCCGCCGGAGGAGCGCCCGCGGTGCCCGGGGCGGGGGTGCCCGCGTTCGGTTCCGGCGGCGTACCGCCACCGGGCGTCTCGGTCTCCGGCGCGGCCGGCGCGGCGTCGTGCAGCACCCGCACCCGCTCCGGCAGGTCGTCCGGGTCGACGAGCTCGCGCGCGACCAGGTCGCGGATGAACGCCCCGACCGCCTCGTCGAACGACTCCAGCGCCGCCTCGTAGTGCGGCTTGTTGCGGCCCTTCACGGTGATGTGCCGGCGCTCGGCCTCGTCCGCCAGCTCGGGCACCGTGTAGCGGCCGTACGGCGGGACGAGACCCTCGTCCTCGTCGAGGTCCGCGTCGAGCGCCCCCGCCGCGGTGCGCGCCGGGTCGGCGAGCCGCGCCGCACGACGCAGGTCCTCCTCGGCCGGCGGGGAGAACCCGGACAGGAACGCCGGGTCGCCCTCCGCGGTGCCCGGCACCGGCCGGTCCAGCGCGCTGCGGCGGCGGCCGCTCACCGGGTCGACGTCGCTGTCGGCGCCGCCGGCGTCGTACGTCGCGCCCGGGTTGGTCACCTTGCCCTCGGCCCACGGCGGGACGTCGTCGCCCCGGAGGAACGTGTGCGACACGCCGTTGCTGTCGTCGACGGTCACGGTCTTCGCGAACTTGCGCATCGCTGCCCCTTCCGGGCCGGTCGGAGTGGTCGCGCCGGGCGCCTAGAACATCTCCAGGATCATGTGCGCCTCGGGCTGGCGGATGACCGGCATGATGATGCCGGCCGCGTTCGTCCACGTCTGGATCGGCGAGAACGTGCGCATGACGACCGCGACGATGCCGGGCGCGTCCTCGAGCTCGATGCGGCCCTGCTCGATCATCTCCGTCGCCTCGGCGGTGATGCCGTACTCCGTCGTCCCGAAGTCCTCGCTGGTCTCCGGGAGCCAGATCAGCAGGTCGTCGGGGATGACGCGGGTCTTGACCCGCGCACCGCCCGCGCCGCGGACCTGGACGGTCGTGTCGTACGTCTCCAGCGGCGGCAGACCGAACGACGCCAGCACCTGCGCGATCGTGTCGACGGTGACGAGGCTCGGGCCGCCGGCCATCGCGCCCGCGAGCTCGCGGATCGACTCGTTGCGCATCAGGTAGTTGACGACCTTCGTCGACGTGAGCCCCACCGCCGGCGGGCCGTCGGCGTCCTCGGCGTAGACCTCGGCCTGCGACCGGAGCCAGCCGACGACGTCGAACGTCGGGTCGGAGATCGGCGTCGGCGACGCGACGTCGTGCGTCGGGTCGAGACCGAACTCGACCTCGCCCTGCCCGCCGTTCTCCAGGATGGAGAACGTGCACGTCGACAGCGCCTGCCCGCGCGCCAGCTCGGCGCGCGCCTGGACGGCGCGGACCATCGCCCGCGCGTCGTTGAAGATCGCGCGGATGAGCTGCGCCCGGGCGCCGTCGCGGCCGCCGCCGCCGAGGATCGCGCGGAGACGCATCCGCTGCTCCTCGGTGAGCGGGATCATCCGGTTCACCGGCGGCAGCTCGCCGCGGACCACCGTGAGGCCCTCGCGCCGGCCGATCGTCGGCTCGGTGTCCCAGGCGCGGTAGTACGCGACCTCCTTGTCGGTGAAGCTGCCCTTCGTGAACTGGTACTCGATGTCGGGCGTCTCGACGTCCGGCAGGAACCTGTTCAGGTTGAACCGCGGGAACTCGAGGCCGCGGACGAACCCGAGCATCTCCTCCGGGTCGATCAGGTCGTAGATGAGGTCCATGACGCAGGCGCTCCCGTCGGCCTAGAGGAAGTGGATGAGCTTGAGGTCCGCCTTGGCGGCGGCGTTGATGCCGCTGCCCGCCGGCAGCCGGTCCTCGATGATCTGGCAGTGCCACAGACCCGCCGTGATGCACGGCTTCCCCGCGACCGCCTTGCACGGCGACAGGGTGACGTAGCGGGCGGTCTCGCGGCCGTCGACCGCGGCGTCGTCGTACCGCGCGTACCGCTGCGTCGCGGTGACGAGCCCGACGACGACACCCGCCGGGACGTTCCCGTCGGGGAACGCGGCGATCAGCGCGTCGCCGTCGAGCGAGATCGTCTTGGCCGTGTCCACGCCGTGACGCGACGCGAGGAAGTCGGGGGTGTCGCTGGTGTAGTCGGTCGTCGTCGTGCCGAGCGTGATACCCGGACCGCCCATCGTCTGCTCCCTCGGTCGTCGTCGTTGTCGCGTGGGGTTGCGGTGCTACGTCCTGGCGCCGTTCATCTTCTTCGCGAGCGCCTGCCCGGCCTCGAACTTCTCGCGGCCGCTCGGGCGGCGCGTGCTCCCGTGCCCGGCGCCGCCGGCGGGACCGCCGCTGGCCGCACCGCCGCCGTTCTCCTGCCGCCGGCGACGGTCCTCGCGCTCGCGCCGCTCGCGGTCCTCCCGGTCGCGCCGCTCGTCGTCGGTCTCGTCCTCGTGCTGCTGCGCCCACAGCGCGGGGACGGAGTCCTTGAGCTTCGCGACGGCCGCGGTGACGGCCGACTCGTCGAGGTTCTCCGCGGCGAGGTCGACGTCGACGAGCTTCGCGACCCGGGCCAGGTGCCCGGTCTCGCCCTTCGCGTCGGTGTCGCCGAGGCCCGCGGCCATGAGCGCGACGTGCACCCGGGAGACGTTGCGGTCGCGCAGCGCGTCGGCCTTGAGCCGCGCCGCCGTGGCGCGGTCCTCGTCGGCTGCGCGGCGGGCCGCCTCGGTGGCACCCAGCGTGCGCTCCTCCTCGGCGCGGCGGGCGGCGGTGGCGGCCTGGACCGCCGCCTTCGCCTCGTCTGCCGAGCCCACGCCGAGCTCCTCGAGGATCGCCCGGCGACCCGCCCGCTCGCCCTGCTCACGTTCGGCGGTCGCGCGACGGGAGAGCTCGTCCTGCGTGAACAGCTTCTCGTCGCCCTTCCCGCCGCCACCACTGCCCCCGCCGGAGCCGCCGCTGCCGCCCTGGCCGCCCGCCCCACCGTCGCCGCCCTCGTTGTCGAGGAAGCAGCGAGTCGGGTCTACGAGCCGAGGCAGGTGTCCACGGTTCATGCGGCGCTCCTTGAGGGACATCCGGCTACGGGCCGGTTCCGTCCCGGGTGAACGCCGGGTCGCGTCGCCGAGCGTACGACGGGCGCGGCCTGAGACCTCGGAAGGTCAGGCCGCGCCCGTCGGCGTGTCGCGCGCTGTCGGCTACCGCTTGCGGCCGCCCAGGCGGCCACGCTGCGCGTGGGCGTGCGCGTAGCCGAGCCGGCCGGTCGGGCGGGGCACGCCGACCCCGGCCTGCGGGATCGTGAGCGGCAGCCGGCCGCGCGGCGTCGGCGTGTTCGTCAGCGTGATCCGCCCACCGCGCCGGCGGGTGAACGCCTTGTCCTTCATCGGCATGGCGGTCCTCCTCGTCAGGGTCGTCCCCCGGTCACGGTACCCGCCCTACGGCCAGCAGTGCCCGCACGGGCGGGCGAAGCGGATCGCGTGGCGCAGCGGCAGCAGGTGACCGCCGGCGAACTCGATGCCGCTCCCGCGGTCGACCCACACGGTGAGCCCGCAGTCGGTCCGCTCGCCGCGCGTCTGGGTGCGGTGGAACACCGGCTCGTCCTGCCACGCTGACGCCAGCCAGACGAGCTGCCCGGGACGCTCGTCGTACACGCCGTCGCCGTCGTACGCCGGGATCGTGAGCAGCCGCGGCATCGCTCACCCCCCGACGGGTGGCCGGAACTCCGGCGGCGTCGGCTCCGGGCCGGGCGGCGGCTGCGGACCCGGCGGCACGGGCACCGGCACCGGCTCGGGCTTCGGCGGCTCCGGTATCTCCACGCCGAGACGCTCGGCGGCGAGCTCCGGGGAGCCGGTGGCGTCGGCGAGCGCGTTCGCGCCGTCGAAGTCCTCCTGCTTGATGCGCTCCCACTCCTCGTCGACGTCGTCGATCGGGATGCCGAGCTCCATCAGCATCTGCAACGCGGTCAGCGTCGAGATCAGCCCGGCGTCGTGCAGCTCCTTGATCCGCTTGATGCCGGCGTCGACGTCGGTCGGGATGTACGCGCCGAACCGCATGTCGGCCGCGAACACCGGCGCCTTCATCGACCCGCCGACGATCGCGAGGCGCTGCACGAACTTGACGAACAGCCGGTACTTCACCTTGCGGATCAGCCGGGCGTCGCGCACCATCCCGGCGGTTGGCACGAACCCGAGCTCGAACGCGAACCCGGACGGGACCTCGCTCGGCTTCACCCGCCCGAGCGCCGAGTCGGAGAGCTGGATGTTCTGCGCCGCCAGGCTCCGCAGCCCGGCGGTGTGCTCGCGCAGCGCGCGGAGCTGGTTCGACGTGTCGAGCGTCTCCAGGTGCCCGTCCTCGCCGAGGCCCCACACCGCTCCCGGCTCGTTGTCGAGGGGCAGCGGCTCGCCGGTGACCTTGTCGGTCGGCGTCTTCACACCGGACAGGCCGATCGGCGGGTTGCCGGCGAGCGCGCTGGACGAGTTGGTGTCGGTGTCGGCGCCGTGCAGGTCGTCGAGGACCTGGAGGATGTCGGCGAGCGACGCCTGCCCGAAGTGCTCGCGGCCGGCGGGCGTGTTCGGGACGTGCACCACCGGCAGGAAGTCGATGCCCAGGTCGAAGCGGTCGAGCAGCTCCCCGTCCTCGTTGTAGCCGAACGTCGCGTCGGATCGGAGCAGGTCGTCGAGGGTGCCGGCGCGGGTCGCGTCGTCCAGGTCCCACGTCGCGTCGGACAGGTAGCACGTCACCGTCGCCGGGTCTTCGTCGGCGTCCTGGTACGGCAGCCGCCGCTCGATGCGCCCGTCTTCGCGTTCGACGTCGCCCTCGCGCAGCGGCGCCGGGCCGTGGTCGTCGGGGAAGTCGAACACCCGGCGCGGCCGGTTGTCGGCCTTCGGGTCGATCTCGACGCGGGTCTGCGGGCCGATCGCCGCGAGCTCGTAGGTGATGCGCCGCACCCTCGTCGGCTCGCCGTCGACCGCCGGCGCGACCTCCCACGCGAAGTGCACCTTGCGCGGGTACTGCCGCGGGTTGTCCTCCAGCACCGGGAAGTAGAACCCCGGGTCGTACACGTCGACGCGGACCCGGTTGCTGCCGTTCGACCAGTACAGCAGGTACGCGCCGTCGCCGAGCTCGACGGAGTCGTTCTCGGCCTCGAACATCGCGAGCTCAAGGTTCTCGTCGTCGGCCCACTCGCGGAGCTCCTCCTGCCGCTCGAACGCGGGCTTGAGCTCGTCGTTGGCGGTCCGCTCCTCCTCGGTGGCGGTGTCCTTGAGGCGCTGCCGGTACCGGTCGGCGTCGCGGACGACGATCGTCTGGTCGTCGCCGAGGACCATCGCCTTGACGCGGCGCACGAACAACGCGGCGTCGCCGTACTCGCGGAGCTCCTTCGCGTCGCGGTCGCTGTGGTCGTGCAGCGTGCGCGCGCAGTTCTTCCGGTACGACTTGAGGACCTCGTACGCCTTGAGCCGCCGCTGGTCCGCCGGCGGCACCCAGCTACGGCCGCGGGTGCCGGCGTCGCCGCGCCCGGCGTCGCCGCCGAGCCGCTTCGTGAAGTTCAGCGGCGCCCACACGTCCAGGAAGACGTCGAACCAGGCCACAGCGGCTCCTTGCCTCGCGATCCTGCGGCGAGCGTAGCCGCGGGGCGGCGTCGCGCCGTGGAGGCGCTCACGCGGTTGTACGTGCGACCTCGTCGCCGTCTTCTAGGTGCGGCCGCTGCGGCTACCCCTCACCGCCGGCCGGATCGTTACCGACCCGTGACACACGAACGCCCCGGATGCGGGATGGTCCAGCGACCACCCGACGCCCGGGACGTCCGGTCCGACCCCGCGTTCGCTAGAGCTACTTCCGGCGGCACACCAGGTGCGGGGTCGGACTCCGCTACCTCCGCCGGACGGCCTCGGCCATATCCGGTCCTACTGCCGAGATGAGGTTCTAGAGCTCGTCGGCTTGCGCCATGAGCTCGGTGCCGGCCTCACCTGCCGCGCAGCGTAGCAGCACGCCCCGGGCAGGGCGAGACCCCCAGGCCGCACGCCCCGGGGGTCTCCAGTGTGAGCGGGCCCTTGTCCGACTACGCGGCGCGCGGCGGGTCCATCGGAAGCTACGTGCCGGCGCCGTCCAGCACCCGGACGTTCTCGGCCTGCGGGCCCTTCTGGCCCTTCGTGATGTCGAACTCGACGCGCTGGTTCTCCAGCAGCTCCCGGTACCCGCTGCCCTGGATGCCGGAGAAGTGGACGAACACGTCCGCCCCGCCGCCGTCGACGGAGATGAAGCCGTAGCCCTTCTCCGCGTTGAACCACTTCACGGTGCCCTGCGACACGACGCTCTCCCTCGCTCGAACTAGGTCGGTGCGGGCCCGGGCTACGCCCAGCCAGGTCCGGGCCCGCTCCGCGGCACGCTACCGGTCGTCACGCGTCGGGGCCGAGCAGGACACGCCGCAGGGCCTCGTCGTCGCCGTACGGGCCGAGGAGCGCCTCCAGGTCCGGCGGCAGCGCCGGTCGGGCGCAGCGGTGCACGACCACGCCGAGCGGCCCGACGTCGGAGATCGTCTGGCACGTCGCGCAGTACGCGCCGGCGCGGCCGCCGTGCCCGAGCAGCGCGCCGCCGAGCGCCCACGCCCGGCGCAGCAGCCCCGTCACGACTGCCCCATCAGCGCGATCGCGAACAGCGGCCACACCGCGAACACCGCGGCGTACAGGCCGACCGTCACACCGTCGCGGTGCGGCTCCGAGAGGTCCCGCTGCACGAACCGGTCCACGCGGCGGACGGTGAGACCCCCTGCGACGGCGTACGCCACACCGGCGGGCAGCCGGCCGGTCACGTCCTCGCCTGCGCGATGCCCGTCTTGAACGCGTCGGCGAGCTCGTACACCTGCCGGGCGTCGTCGGGCGGGATGACCTCCCCGCAGGACGCGGTACGCAGCGTCCGCTCGATCAGCTCGGCGTCCTCGACGCTGTCGACGCGCAGCACGACGGCCATGCGCCGATGGTGCTACCCGACCGGCTCGCCCTCGGCGCGACACGCCGCGACAGCGCGCGCCAGCTCGGACGTCATCGCGCTCGCGCTGGCGTGCAGCCGTTCGAGCTGCACCCGCGCGTGGTGCTCGGCCAGCTCGGAGTCACGGACCCGCTTGATGCGCCCGCACAGCTCGGCGCGCTTGTCGGGGCTGCCCGTGTACCACGACTCGCCGAGCGCCGTCTTGATCGCCCGCAGCTCGTCGAGCGTCTCCTGGTGATGCCGCCGCTCCAGCGCGAGCGCCTCGGCGTCGGCTTCCCGCTGTTCGGCCTTCGCCCGGTCGATCGACGCCTCGTGGTCGGTGATCGACGCGCAGCCCGGCAGGTCCGAGCGGACGGCCTTCACGCCGGCGGCGCGGAGCATCGACACCAGCACGCTGCGCGACACGGTCTTCCCGATCTCGCCGTGCAGCAGCGGCGCCTCCCGCACCCGCCGCGAGGTCTTCCCGGTCGCGGAGACCTCGATGTACCCCCACGTCTCCGGGACCTCGTGCACGTCCTTCACGACACCGACCGGGGCGACGAGCGTGAACCGGTCGACGAGCGACGCGACGTCGTCCATCTTGCGCGGGTCGCGGAGCTCGCGGAGCCAGTCCCGGCGGTCGACCTTGACCTCGAACCCCTCGATCGCCATGCCGCGGGACTTCCACAGCGACACGACGACGGCGTCTATCGTGCGCGTGGCGTCGAAGCCGGCGGCGTTGCGGACGTGCGTCATGTACGCGTACTCGGCGGCGCCACCGTTGCCGTCGCTCGTGTACTTGCGCTGGAGCAGGTCGAGGACGTCCTTCTCCGTCAGCTTCGGCGTCGTCGCAGTCACTCCAGGTCCTCTCCCGGCGCGTGGCACCTGGCCCGGTGCTTCTCGAGCCGTTCGTACGCGCAGTCGGCGGCCGCCTTCGCGTCGTCGATCGCGGTCAGCACCGCAGCCGCGACGAGCCCTAGCACGCCCGCCGCCTCCGCTGCCCCACCGAGACACCCGGGACACCACACGAGGCCCGCTGGCAGCTCGTACGGCGGCTCGATGACGGTCTTCGCCCCGTACGCCCCGACCCGGCAGAACGCGTAGCCCTCCTGCCGTTCACCGGGCCGGTACTGCGACCGCGGCCCGAACTCGACCGGGGCGACGATGTGCACCCGCCTCCGGTGCTGCGTCGCGTACGTGGAGTAGTACACCGCCCAAGGCAGCAGCGGCCGTCTGCCCATCAGGCGCGCCGCCACACGTTCGGCCGTACCTCGACCAGCAGCCCCTTCCGGTGCAGCGCGTTGATCGCCTGCGTGACGCCACCACGGCCACCGACGGTCGCCTTGATGACCTCGGTGCGCAGCGTCTCCAGGCCCACGGCCCGCAGGACGGCCTTCTGCGTCGGGCTGATCCCGCTCACCGGAGCGGCCTCGGCCACGGCTCCAACGCGACGTCGTTACCGAGCCGCGACGGGTGCCGCGGCGACCCGTCAGCCGCGTAGCCGAGGCACAGCGTCGTCGCCGGCAGCATCGCCCGCACGTCACGGGCCCGCCAGCGCAGCGCCTTGTCGATCGACCCCCACGCGACGACCGGCGGCGGTCCCCCGTCCAGGGCCTCGCGGAGCGCGGTCGCGATCGCCGCGTCGTTCTCGGGCCCGGTCTTCGTCACCCGGTCGGTGAGCAGCTCGGACGGCTGCGTCGCACGCCACGCGAACAGGTTCACGACGACGATCCCGCCGGCGCCCTCCCGGTCGGCGAGGTCCATGCACCGTCGGATCGTCTGGTCGTCGGCCGTCGCGTCCGCCGTCGACGGGTTGAGCATCACGAACACCTGCGCCGGCGCGCTCCCCCACCGCCTCTCGAGCCGGTACCGGTACAGGCGGTCGTCGGACAGCGTCGCCGTGCACAGCGCGCCGCGTCGCACCTTCCGCCCGCCCGGCAGCACGCGCATCGGTCCGCTCGCGCCGTTGTGCGTCCAGCCGGCGTACCGGCCGAGTCCGCGCGCGTCGCCGCCGTGGAGGCTCAGGTGCGGGCAGACGCAGGACCGTGACTCGTCGTTGTAGCCGACACCGCAGCCGGTCCCGTCCGGCAGCCCGTCGGTGCAGGTGCGCAGCACGTCAGCCCCTCGGCGGCCGGCGCACGGTGCGCTCGGCGACGTACCGCTCGTTGAGCACGTCGAACGCACCTGTCAGCAGCGCGTCCCGGCAGGGCTGGCACAGCGCCACCGTGAGCCGCTCGGGGTCCCGCTGCGTACCAACGTCGGGCCCGACGTCGACCTTGTCCGCGCCGTACTCCAGGCAGTTCCCGCAGAGGGATGACTGGCTGCCACGGAACAGCACCTTCGACACGTCCACCACGTCACGG